ATCGTCCTCAAGAACAACCAGGGTACAGATGAGACGCGCGTTCGTCAGCTTGACTACTGCGTATTGCTGAACGCAATGTTCTGGCGCCGCTACAAGCGCAAAGAGAACATTACCTTCTTCGATCCAAATGAAGTGCCAGAGCTTTACGAAGCATTCTACAGCGACAATGCTAAATTCGAAAAGCTCTACGCTCAATACGAGAAGCGTACTGACCTTCGAACAAAGACCGAGTCTGCTGAGAAAATCTTTAACTTGATGTTCATGAAGGAGCGCTCCGATACGGGTCGCTACTACATGGTCAACATCGACAACGTAATGAATCAGGGTCCATACGATCCTAAGATTCACCCGATCTACCAGACCAACCTCTGCACTGAAATCTTCCTGCACACCCGTCCATTCCAGACGGTAGATGACGCCAATGGTCGAATTGCTCTGTGCACGCTCGGCTCTTCTAACTGGGGCAAATTCCGCAACCCAGAAGAAATGCGCCGTCCTCTGCGTCTGCTTCACCGCTGCCTACACAACCTCCTGCAGTACCAGGACTTCCTTACGGTTCAGTCCGAGCTGCACAACAAGGAATTCGAGCCACTCGGTATTGGCGTAACGAACCTTGCTTACTGGCATGCTCGTCGTAAGATGAAGTATGGTGAAGCCGATTCACTTGCTGAAGTAAAGCGTTGGATGGAACACCAAGCATTCTACCTCACTGAGATGAGCGTTGAGATCGCCAAGGAAAAGGGGCCATGCACAGAGAGCCACAACACCTTCTACGGTAAGGGCATCTTCCCATGGGAGCGCAGAGCTAAGGCTGTCAACGAACTGACCGACTTCACTCCTAACGAAGATCTGAATTGGGAAGGTCTGCGCGAGAACATGATCAAGTATGGTGTTCGCAACTCCACGACGATGGCCATTGCTCCAGTTGAAAGCTCTTCAGTAGTTCTCGACAGCACCAATGGCGTCAACTTGCTCAAGCAGCTTATCGTCATTAAGGAGAGCAAGGCAGGCATCTTCGTTCAAGTCGCACCAGAATACCGTCGACTCAAGAAGCACTACCAGCTGATGTTTGATCAGCCAGACCCGGTCGAGTACATCAAGACTGTCGCCGTACTTCAGGCGTATGTTGACCAGGGTATTTCGTCAGACACGTTCTACTCGGGCAAGCACTTCCGCTCAGAAGATCCGAAGCTGGATGGCAAGATTCCAATGACACTCGTCGTAAAGAATCTGATGAACGCGCATCGTTGGGGGCTCAAGAGCCACTACTACCACCTCGTTGAAAAACAGGCGGCTCGTGAAATGACTCAAGCTGTTGATGAAGCGCCGCCAATCGAAGTTGGTGAAATTATCGAAGATGCATACTGCCAAACGTGCGTACTTTAAACAAGGGAAAGATTAGATGAGCAAGGCAATATCCACATACGATTTTAGCACGCAGCCGGATTACGGCAAGCGTCAGATGTTCCTGGACCCTGCTGGTCCAGTTACTATCCAGCGCTACGACGAATTCGCTTATCCGTTCATTCGTAAGTTTGTCCAGACTCAGAAGGGTTCCTTCTGGGTTCCTGAAGAGATCACTCTCGTTAAGGACAAGATTGACTTCAAGAATGCGAGCGAAGCTGTTCGCCACATCTTCACGAGCAATCTGCTTCGCCAGACGGCTCTTGACAGCATCCAGGGTAGAGCACCGGAACAGGTCTTCAAGCCAGTTTGCTCAATCCCCGAACTTGAAGCCCTCGTACAGTGGTGGTCCGCTTTCGAACAGATTCACAGCGAAGCGTACAGCCACATCATCAGCAACATCTACAACGTTCCAACGGATGAGTTCAACCGCATCCACGATACTGCTGAGATCATCGGCATGGCGGCTCACATTGGCCGCTATTATGAGCAGCTTCATAAGCTCAATTGCCGTGTAGAGCTGCAGCACGAATATCCAGAGCTTGCAGTTACCGAGACAGAGCACATCGATGCCATTTGGCTCGCGCTAAATGCGTCGTATGCTCTCGAAGCTATTCGCTTCATGGTCTCGTTCGTCACAAGCTTGGGCATGGTTGAGAACAAAATCTTCATCGGTAACGGTAACGAGATTGCGCTCATCATGCAAGACGAGCTGCTCCACATGGACTGGACAGCTCAGATCATCAACCGAGTTGTCAAGGACGATGCTCGTTTCGCTGCAGCAAAAGAGCGCTGCAAGGAAGAGGTCTACGCGATGTACATGGAAGTCATCGAGGAAGAAAAGACGTGGGCCCGCTACCTCTTCAAGAAGGGGCCGGTCATCGGTCTTAACGAGAAGGTCATGTGCGATGAAGTCGACTTCCGTTCTCAGGAACGTCTCAAGACGATCGGCATCAAGTACGATGGTGGCGTCAAGTCTTCACCGTGCCCATGGTTCAACAAACATCTCAACACCTCGAAGAAGCAGACCGCTCTTCAGGAAAACGAAAGCGTATCGTACGTCATCGGGTCAATGACCTCAGACGTCGAGTACGACGAACTACCAGAAATGTAACGGAGAATCCACATGTTTGAAATCTACTCAAAGCCAGCATGCACCAACTGCGATCAAGCTAAGGCGCTGCTGCAATCCAAAGGTCTTGACTTTGTAGAACACCAGCTTGATGTTGGCCAGGTTAAGGATGCAAGCGTTAAGTACTTTACGGTTGACCAGCTTCAGCAGCTCGTTCCAGGTGCTCGCACTGTTCCTCAGATTTTCCAGAAGACTGGTGATGAAGCGGTTCTTATTGGTGGCTGGGAAGCTCTCAAGAGGCACCTCGCTTAAATCACCCAGTAAGACCTTTCACGATAAATACCTCGGCAGTCGAAAGACTCCGAGGTGTTTTTCTATCTGGTGACAGTTCGCAATGAGCGATGCTGCCGAGACTCACCCATATCAAATAAGAGAGAAAACATATGGACGAAGCAGCAAAAGCCCAGCTCTTGAGCGAGCAATCAATGATCACACTATTCGGCATCACATTCAATATCTACGCAGTTCTTATCGCAACACTCATCCTAGTGGTGTTGTATGCAATTAGACGAGCACAGAAAGACCCTACGTCCGACTTCGATTGGGCAGACCTCTTCACGTCTACTGACCAGGCTACCGGAAAGCGCAAAGCTTCCGTAACCAAAATTCTTCAGATCGTTGGTGGCATCACGAGCACCTTCATCGTCATCAAGCTGACACTTCAGAACAACATCGAATTCGAAATCTTCGCAACTTACCTTGCGTACGTAGCTTCGATCGAAGGCTTCTCTAAGTTCATGATCGCTAAGTACGGCGTACAGGGCAATGGAGATCGCGGAGATAGTCAGTATAGAGGTCAAGACTACGGGTCCGGATACGGTGGTGGGTACGGTCGAGGTGGTTATCGCGGCCCAGATAGAGGACATTCCTACGATCATGGACATCAGGACGGTCAACCTGGCCGCGGTGAACCTGATTACACAGACCCAGCCGATCCTGACCTGCCGCCACCGAAGCCAATCGACAAGGACGATTGAGTTTACTTAATCAGCCCGGTGTGATAGAATAGATTCAAGCTATCACACAGGTCAGATAATGAGTACTGGTACTTACGTAGGTCTGAGGGTTCTGCCACAGTCCGCCGTCAAGCTTGCAGAATACTGCAAGAGCATTCACATCGACATCAATCCCCGTTCTGTTTGGGAACGTCGTCTTCATGTGACCCTCATCTACAGTCGAGTTCACTGCCCTGAGCTGTCGCCCGACCCGAGCAAGATTTATTCTGCTTCGTTCGACGGGTTTGATCTGTTCACCGGTCAGACTGGAAAGACAGACGTTCTGGTGATGAAGCTGAAATCTCCTGGAGTGGTCAACCGCCACGAGCAGTTGATGCGTGAGCATGGTGCGACTTTCGATCATGCGAAGTTCCGACCTCACGTCACTCTCGCCTACGACTTCAAGACCCTCGCACTTTCACATCTTCCGCCGCCGGACTTCGATCTGAAGCTCGGCCTGGAATACAGTGAAGACATCCGCAATATTCGCGCTGACTAAAGGACACTACGATGGTAATCTTTGATGCGATGTTTGTTCTGCTGGCGCTCACGCTGCTTTTCGTGAAGCACTTCATCGTCGACTTCCCGCTTCAGGTCTGGTCTTACCAGTACGAGAACAAGGGAACCTACGGCCACTTCGGTGGAATCCTGCATTCAGGTCTTCACGGCATCGCCACGTTCCTCTGCTTCTTTTTCCTTTTCCAGGCTGTCTCGCATTTGAGCATTGTGACGGTGTGGGTGTCACTTTACCTGGCACTAGTTGACGCATTCGTCCACTACCATATCGACTGGGTGAAGATGAACATGCAGAAGAAGATGGGTTGGGGTCCTACGACTCATGCTGAATTCTGGATTCTTCTGGGTGTTGACCAGCTGCTTCACTCGCTAACCTACCTCGGTCTGGTCTGGCTCGTGGTGCACTAATGAAACTGGACCCAACTGAACACAACAAGGCGCTGCTGAAGCTACCAAAGCTCCACAAGCCAAAGCACACCGCCCTCGGCGATGATGGCTGGCTGGTGAAGACCGGCGGCTACACGAAGCGTCAGATGCGCGAGTATGCACTACGCGTCTTGGCTGATTACAAAGCGCAGCTTGTTGGCCCAGTAATCACCGTCGACGAACTGCTCGAACAAGTCTACGCATCGCCACTCGCATGGTTCGAGTACCCAGAATACGGGCTGATCGATATCAACGTCTCACACGCTCTCTCGTCAGAGATAGTCGATGCCATCCAGCACTACTACGAAAATAGGTCTATCCCTCGCAAGGATTGGATCAAGCAAGTTAAAGCCAAGATCGAAGAGCTTGGCGGCTAATCAAATAAGGAAGCAACATGGCAACTGAAACTCCAAAGGATTCCCTGGGCGATCGTCTGAAGGCGCAAGAGCGTGTTGAGGCGGGTCGTAAGGCTGACAATCTGAAGCCGCTCATGGCCCGTCTGGATGGTCGTGCGTTCCATACCTTCACGCGTGGTCTTCGCCGTCCTTACGATCATCGCTTTTCCGAACTCATGCAGGCCACTACTGCGTTCCTCATTGAGCAGACGAATGCGGTGGTTGGCTACACGCAGTCTGATGAGATCACTCTCACTTGGATCAACCGTGAAGAGAGTCTGGAATCGGAATACCTCTTCGATGGTAAGTTCCAGAAAATCACGTCAGTGCTCGCAGGTCTCGCGTCTGCATTCTTCGCTCGCAATCTGCCTAAGTACATTCCTGAAAAGGCTGATGCACTTCCTCACTTCGACTGTCGTGTATGGAATGTCGACAGCGTAGATGAAGTGTTCGACAACTTCGTATGGCGTCAAGACGATGCAATCAAGAACAGCATCTCGATGGCCGCTCAGGCAATGTTCAGTCACAGGGAACTGCACGGCGTTGGCAGTGAAGCCAAGAAGAAGATGCTGGACAATGCTGGCTGCGCATGGGAAGGAGAGCCTGAGTTCTTCAAGTGGGGTTCGTTCTATCGTCGTCACGTAGAGATGATCGCGCTGACTGAAGAGCAGCTTGCCAAGATTCCTGTGCAGCACCGTCCAGACGGTCCAGTGCCTCGCAACGTCGTCAAGCGAATGAACTTCGAGTACATTCGAAACGAACAGAATGCGCATGACAGGCTGTTCTCATGAATGGTCTGCTGAACATCGGCGAGCGCATTCCTTTTCAGAGCCTCTACCTCGACAATCGAGTGGTGTCAGAAGCCACTCGTGTCGCTGCTAGCGGCAAGCTGAATGGCCGCACTGTGGAGCAGAAGCTACGCGACTGCTCTAATGGTTACGCTTTGCAGTATGCAGTGCAGGACTACCTGATTCAGAAGGGAAATCTTGTCGCTGAAGCCACGAAGAAAGAATACGACCTCATCATCAACTATTTCGGCGAAACCATCTACGCTGATGTAAAGGGCATCTTCAAGCCCGATGCTAAGACGTATTCTCAGACTGGCTGGGAGAGCAGCATGGTGCCGAAGTTGGGTCATGATGTGATCTATCTTTGCTTCGATTGTCGGAGTGGCGAAGCAATTTACGAGGGTTGGACGAATCAAAACGGATTTATCCCGTCGAAGTTCTACTCCGGAACTTACATCTACGGAACGGAGTTGAATAAATAACATCATGCAATATCTACGTGATCGAAATGGTAAGATGATCGGCCAACTCAAGCAGAATGGCGATCATCTGCGCCTCATGGATAGGAATGGTATTTTCCTAGGATACTACAACAGCAAAACCGACATGACCTATGACCGCAACGGTAAAATGGTAGGTCGCGGAAACACGGTTGCTGCGTTGCTCGTCAACGTCTGAGTCCTATCCTTATTATAGCGCCTTCTGCTTGAAGGCTGCCGGCCTAAGTGATTGATCCGTATATGCTTTCTGAAGCATATCCCTAAGTGATTGATCCGTAAAGGCTTTTATTTTCAGTCTATAAGTGATTGATCCGTATAGACTTTCTTGTCTGAGGGTCCTAAGTGATTGATCTGTAAAGGAAAACTATTTTCGCAAAACTGTGTACATCCTGTCAGGTTGTGATACAATAGTCTCATAGTAGAGCTGATGAGGTTTCTGATGAAATTCGATCCGACCCGCTGGTCCGACCTTACTGAGCAACAGCAGGACGTCATCCGCTGGGTTCTTGAAGGTAAGGGTTCCCTGGAACTCCTTGCTCGCGCTGGTTGCGGCAAGACCTACTCCCTGATGAAGGTCGTCGATGCGATCGTTTCCGCCAAGCTTGGCGATGTCGCTCTCATGGCGTACAACAAGAAGATCGCCGACGAGCTCAAGGCCAAGCTCGAGGCTGCTGGTTACGACTGGCGTACCGCCCAGGCCGGCACGGTCCACTCCTTCGGCTTCTCCGCCTGGCGCAAGGTTGCTCCTCGCGTGCAGATCAACGACAAGAAGCTCTTCGAGATCATCTCGCAGGAATCCTACCGCCAGAACGGCGCCGCCTACGTCACCTGCGCCAACGCAATCCAGAAGCTCTGCTCGCTCGCCAAGCAGCGCGGTATCGGCCACCTCGGCCGCATCGAAGACACCAACGAGTGGCTCTCCATCTGGGACCACTTCGACATCGAGAACGACGTCACCGAAGACGTCGACATGTACGAGGTCATCAACGCCGCTCAGAACGTCTACCGCATCTCGCTCGCGCAGTGCCGGGACGTCATCGACTTCGACGACATGATCTTGGCTCCCCTCTACTTCAAGGCCCGCTTCTGGCCGAAGGATTGGGTGCTCCTCGACGAGTCTCAGGACACCAACCCTGCTCGCCGCGCCCTCGCGCTTGCCATGCTGAAGCCCCGCACGGGCCGCATGATCTTCGTCGGTGACCCTGCCCAGGCGATCTACGGCTTCACGGGTGCCGACAGCGACTCGATGAACCAGCTCAAGGCCGCCACCAACGCTACCACCCTGCCGCTGAACGTGACCCGCCGCTGCCCTCTCAAGATCGTCGAGGAAGCCCAGAAGCTGGTGCCGGACTTCAAGGCCTGGGAGGGTGCTGAAGAGGGTGTCATCCGTGAGATCGAGTTCGAAGGTCTCCTCGTCGAAGGTCTCAACAAGGACGACGCAATCCTCTGCCGCAACACGGCTCCCCTGGTCAAGACTGCCTATCTGCTGCTCGCCAAGGGTCTCGCTTGCCGGGTGGAAGGGCGCGACATCGGCATGGGCCTGATCAAGCTGGCTCGTCGCTGGAAGATCAAGACCCTCGCCCAGCTGCTTGACAAGCTGCAGGAATTCGAAGAGCGTCAGACGGCCAAGTTCGCCGCCAAGGACCAGCAGGACAAGCTCGAGCGTCTCCGCGACCAGCTTGACTGCGTTCGCATCATCATCGACCGTTGCCTGCTGCTGAAGAAGACCACCATCGACAGCATGGTCGAGGAAATCGAGACCATGTTCGGCAACACGCCGGAAGGTCAGCAGCCCGCCGTGCTCACCCTCTCGACGGTTCACAAGTCCAAGGGTCGTGAGTGGAAGCGAGTCTACATCCTCGGTCGCTACAAGTACATGCCGTCTCCGTACGCCAAGAAGGACTGGCAGATGGAGCAGGAGCGCAACCTCGAGTATGTCGCGGTTACCCGCGCGCTCAAGGAGCTCATCATGGTTAACGAGCTGTAAGGGGTTCTAAATGACTGTCGCCAACAGCAATAGGCTCTTCAAGGTTCTCATGAGTGATGACTTCCTTGAGGACAAGTTCGAGTGCCGCCTCGCGAGCATGTCGAACAAGAGGAAGAAGAAGTTTCGCATGTACCTCGCCATCAGGCAGGTAATGTGCTGCCACTACTGCAAGACGACGATGACGCTGCAGTCTGCCAGCGATGGGAAAGTTGCTCCCAATTATGCGACCTTCGAGCACCTGATCGATATTTTCGTCCATGGTAAGAAGGACGACAGCGCCTCAGCCATCGTCTTGGCTTGCGCCAAGTGCAACTCTGACCGTGGTGGCGAACGTGTAAAGCAGGCGTTCGAATACTACAGCACCTTCCTCAACCGAATTACGCTTCATAAGTTGGTTCGTCATGTAGGTTGGCAGCGGATTATCAACGCCTTCGGCGCACCGTCTATCTAAGGAGTTCCAAATGTTCGCATATTTCAGAAACCGCCGGATTCAGCGCGATGAGCGTGAAAAAGCTCGTGGGCGCCAGTTCGCTGCTGACACGGTAAACATCGAAGGCGAGGAAGAAGGTATCAAGTACCTTGAGGACATGATCGAATGTTCTGCCGCCTTCAACGATCTTAACACCTTCGATGATGGAATCATCGAATACCTGGGAAGCTATCAGTCATGAGCAAGGTCGTCAAGAAGCTTTATTTCTCCGTCCACGGTGACTGGCTTGCGGACTTCGCTCGCACTCGCGTCAGCGAGGGTGCATGGGAACATGCGCTCAAGATGCTGGTCGAAGACTGCGGCATGACCCATGAGCAAGCCATTCAGATTCTGAAGGGCGAAGCAACCCTCACCGGCATTGCTGAAATCGGCAACCCTGAAAGCGGTCTCGGCTGGAAGACGCTGTCTCCGAATGGCAAGGTTGCCAAGGCGATGACTGAACGTCTCGACTACCTGTACGGCAACGTCTTCAAGTACAAGGACGCTTACTGGAAGCCCTACGCTTCGGTGTCCGGCTGGGATGAAGCCGACCAGGAATTCGCTGTCTCCTATGATGGTCCTCGCACCATCTTCGGCGGTGTCTCGCGTAAAAAGGAAGGTCTGCGCAGTCTCTACTACGCCACGACTCCTGAACGTGATATGCTCGTCATCATCGGTGACAATCCATTCTCCATTACCGACGTGCTCTGCGAGCAGACGAAGATGCCGCCGATCTGGTTCAATGTTCCGACGAACGAGCCGATCGAATTTCTGAAGAAGCGCAACGAAGAAGGCAAGCTGATGCTGGGTATGCGCGGTGCCATTCGTGACGCTCCTACCGAAAAGAAGAAGGCTGCCCGTGAAGAGCCGGAGCCGATCACTAGTCTCGACCGCGTTGTCAACGCTGAGCATGCTGTCGAGCTGACCAATCGGTTCCTCGCTGATCTGGCGGCTGCTACTACGGTTGAAGGGCTGCGGGAAGTCGAACGCAAGTATGAACAGGAATTCGAGGACCTCAACGGGCGGGCGGTGCCGAGCGATGAATGGGACCGCAAGTCGGAAGCCCACAAGCTTTCGCGAGCCGCTTCTGAAAAGATCATGGCTGACAAGGTACGTGCCCAGGCTGACGAGTGCGGCGGCTGGTACGAGCTGAAGCTTGCTACCGACCGCTGCCCGGACTACTCACCGGCTTTCATTCGAGTGCCGAAGAATGCATTCCTGCTCTGGGCTCTTCGCGGCTTCCGCTTCGAAGATTACGGTAAGGAACGACCCGAGTGGAAGTGCGTTGCTGGTCAGGGCTGGAAGATGATGGGCGACGATCCTTGGCACACTGACTGGATGCTGGGAGCCGGCATCCCGCTCGATGAAACCTATGAGCGCGGTGGTGAGGATGAAGTCGGTCAGCAGCCCCTTGCTGCTCGAGTTCGCAGTGCATCCTTCGATGCCAAGAATGAGATCACCAAGGAATGGACTGGTGTCGAGTTCTCCATCCTCTCGAAGGGCAAGGACAAGTGGGTTGGCGGCAAGGTCGTCCATCCCAAGAAGAACCAGGCAGTCGAAGCTGGCAGCGTGGCAGTTGTGCCGAATGCCGGTCCCGACTACTACCATGCCATGGTGAGTGCCTGCAAGCCGGGCGAATGGCATCGTGAAGGTCTGCTCATCTGTGAAACTGGCGGTAAGCTCGCTCACCTCGCGGTGGTTGGTCGAGAGCAGAAGTGCACGGTGCTACTGGTACCTGGTGCTCTCAAGAAGTACCGACCCGGCGATACGCTCTTCGTCGACTTCGAAACCATGAAAATCACCAGCAGCGTTTACTAAGGAACCGAAATGAAGGGCAATTGCACGTTCATCCTAGGCGAGATGATGCCAATACCGATCGACAGCATCATCAAGGACACTCCGAAAGGAAAGGTCCCCATGTTCCTCGTGACATCGATCAATGATGGCGCTTCTGGTTACGCGTATGATCTTCACGGAGAATACGTTTACGTGAAGGACGACATCATCATCGATCCTATTACGGGAATGCAGGCTGCTGATATAGAGCCGGAAAACCTGCATTTCTGTCGCTACATCGAAATGCCAAAGACAGGAGTAGAACTGTGATCATCGAACCGTATCTCATTCAGCGTGCCAGAATCATTTCGCCCCTCACTAAGGAAGGTGAACGTCTTTCGAATGCGGTTCGCTTCGACTACATGGGCTCGGCCGAGTTTGAATTCGGTGCGCTGCCCAAGTCCTTCCGCCGAATCCAGGCAAAGCGTTCGCTTCTGAAGCTGCGCAAGGTCGAGGGGATCAAGTTCGGGGAACTGCAGCTGCGAGTGCTGAGCACGATGACTGATGAAGAATTCGCCGAGTACTCGGTCATCCTCAAGACGCTTCGTGGTTCTGATCGCAAGATTCGCACCAAGGAAGCAACGCAGTTCAACGAGGACTACAAGCCGTACGATGAAGCTTTCCGCAATGACTTCTGGTGGGACATCTGCAATGACGCGATGTTCACGTTCCACAAGCAGTTTGCGAATCGTCTGATCACGTACGTCGATGGCAGCCTGGCTTACATGGACGAGCAGACGAAGTCGAACGCCTGATTCAAGTTTTCATCACGAGCTAACGGTGATACAATGATCGTATCACCGTTAGCTGTATCACAAGATAGGAGAAACACCATCGACACTGGTCCTGATATCGATCTACAGAAGTTGGCAGAAGCAGTTAACCCCTTTGCTGATTCCGTTGAAGCCAACCCGTTACTCGCGCTTATGGTCATCGGCGTAAAGGTCGAAGATTCCCTGGATGGCGATAACGATCCCGATGTCAGCACGTTCATCAACATCGCTGGGCGCAATGAAGTGATCGCGGAAGGCCTCTATGCAGAGCTCGCGAGTCACATTGAAGCTGGAGACTTCAGCTTTGTCTCCCTACTCGCTGAAGTGATTCACGATCTACAAGACGACTACAAGGTCGATCTTTTGAACCCACCGACCGCCAAAAAGCAAAAGGCAAAACTCTATGTCGTCCCCAAGTCCGACCCCACTGTCCATTAACTCCAACCGCATTGAGCTCGATGAAGCTTACATGCAGATGGCGGAAGTTTGGGCAAAGCGATCGAAAGCCAATCGCAAGCAAGTTGGTGCGCTCATCGTAAAGGATCGCCAGATCATCAGCGATGGCTACAATGGCATGCCCGCAGGTGAAGTCGACGACGTATGCGAAATGTACACCGAGAACTACAACCCTCTCGACCCACACGAGCATGGTATTGGGTTCACACTCATCACCAAGCCCGAGGTGCTGCACGCTGAGTCGAATGCGCTCGCCAAAATCTCCAAGAATGGTGGTGTTGGCTGTGAAGGTGCAACTCTCTACGTGACAATGTCTCCCTGCTTCGAGTGCGCAAAGATGATCAAGCAGGCTGGCATTGCAAACGTGGTCTATCGCGAAAGGTATCGAGTCACCGACGGCATCACGTTCCTACTTAAGCGTGGTGTCAATGTTGTGCAACTTCCAGGAGATGAAGCATGATTATCAAGGGCACTCAGACGGAACGTAAGACGGTGGAAATCTCCGTCCATCCTCGAGACATCTTCGTTGAGCTTGCCAACAAGGCGCTCAAGGTAGTTGATACTCGGCTGAATATCAACAGCTTCGTGGATGATAAGGGTCGCATCGCAGAAAATGTCACGTACCACACGTCACATTCATGGGATGAAGATGTGGTTCAGATTGCTGAACCCACCGAAGAGCAGATCAAAGCCATTCAGACCGTAAAATGGTTCCGAGCCCTCGTTGACAAAATTAAGGATGAACGATGATCAACCCTTCCCTCAATCGCGTTACCTTCGATCCCAGCAATATTGAACATCGGGGCAGCTACTACACGTTCCTGACTACGAAGCGTTGGGGCAAGGTGCAGTTCATCTGCGAACCACAGTTCTCTTCAGTGCCCGAAATGGTCAGCTACAAGTTCGCAATCTACGAGCTTGAGAAAGAATGCGGTCTCATCACAATCGATTCTAACTAAGAGGACTCAACATGGAAATTCTCGGCATCATTGGTTTGGGTTTGGTGGCGTTGATCGCCTTCATCATCTTCTCGCTGCTTGTTCTGAATGAGCGGTATTTCACAAGCGTGGCAATCTTTGTGGTGGGCCTGGCCACCATCTACGCCTTTCGTCAAGAAGAAGTTACCGCGTTCCTTCAGTCCATTGATTACACGCGATTGCTTCTAGTCTACGTTCCCAGCTGGATTGGCATTGGCGCAGCAATTGCTTTCCTTAACTGGATTAAGCAGGTCGCTGACTTCGGCTCGATGGTTAGGGATGCCAAGGCTAACGTCAAGAACTTTTCTGCCGACGTTGAAGAAAAGCGGGCTGAGTTTATCCATCAGTTTGATCGCGCGCTGGCGGCCGAGCCTCGGCTGTCTAAGCTTGGCGTCAGGCTTTTCAAGCACAACATCACGTCGCGTGAAGATCTTCTCCGCGAAATCACGCCACTTGCAACCAAGAATGCTTATCGCATCAGCTGGTGGGTTGTTCTCTGGCCGCTCGTTGCTTTCAATCTGCTGACTGATGAGCTCATCGAGCGCATCGGCAAGATCGCAGCTGAAATCTTCGATGCTACCTTCGGGCGCATCACCCGCAACATCATGTCTCGGAGCATTGGTGAAAACTGAGCTCAATAACAGAGCGCTTTGGTTCGATGGGACGAGTGAGGTTTCGGCCGAGCTCGTCCCAGAGCTTTTGCTTGCGGAAGTTCCACTCAATCGAATCGTCGTGACTGTTGACAATGACGACGTCATCCAGTTCAATCTGATCAATGATGAGCAGATTCTCAGCAAGAAGATTGAGAATGATCCGCTCGACCTGTCTTGGAATGTTCCGGCCCAATACATGGAAATGGACCTTTGCGAATACATCGCAAGCCTTCTCCAGGATTTTATCAAGGGCAAGCCAGAAGAACTTCAGGTCAAATACATCAACCGAGTAACAGCCGAGCTGCACGAAATCAGGTCGCGCAACATCGAGCCGCTTTTCAAGACTCTGATTTACGTAGTGGGTTCGTTCAAGGCTGCGGGAACCGTATGGGGCGTCGGCCGAGGTTCTTCATGTGCATCGCTTGTGCTACATCTGATCGGTTTGCATGCAGTCGACCCGATTAAGTACGGAATACCTCTATCCGAGTTCTTCCACGACTGATAGGTCGCTTTGCGCCGGGCAGGCAATAAATAGTCCTGCTAGAGTAGCAAACCATATTTATCAGATACCTTAACTTCTCGGAGACATTGCATGACGAAGAAAGCACGAAGCGCCCGTGGTGAACTGGTCGACTTCGACCTCTTGGCGATTAAGCAGCAGCTTGCCACCACCCCAGTACCAGTCGCGGTTGACCAGCGCCGCAAGTTCATCGACGAAAAAGATGGCGTGAAGACCCGTGAAATGTTCACGGCAGCAACGACCACCGTTCAGGCCAACGAACCAGGCCCACTTGACGTTGCTACTGCTTCGCTCAAGAAATCTGCTGCAGCAAAATAACAAATCACATCACAATTTAGGAGACACGGTATGTCGGTTCTCAAGCCGCTACATAACGGGATTTTGTTCCAGTTTCTCAATGAGACTTCTGCGGGACAATTTATCGACAAGAACAAGGGCCGCATCATAATCGCGAGACCCGAGCTAGACACGCAGGGCAAGTACGCCCGCTGGGTACGCATTGAAGCCGTTGGTGAGAGTGTAAAGAACTGCAAGGTCGGAGACATCGCTCTCATCAGTCCTGGTAAGTGGACCACCGGCTTCACTCACGAAGAAATCAAATATTGGAAGTCAGACGACGAATGGGTTCTCGCTATCGGCGAAGAGTCCATGGCGTACGACTATGCCACAAAGGATTAACGACTCATGGCTTTCATTCTTTTAGTTTTGCTGGCGGCATTGATGATTGAAGGTATCGGCACCTACATGTCGGTTATCGGTCTAGCTGCCCTATTTGCATCCAACCCTGTCATCATCGTGATGGCCATCGCTCTGGACGTCGGTAAGGTCGTAACCGTTTCCTTCCTCTACCGCAACTGGAAGAAGGTTAACCTCATCATGAAGTCGTACATGACCATCGCGGCTCTGACGCTGATACTCATTACGTCTGCGGGTGTCTTCGGCTATCTCTCTGCTGAATTCCAGAAAGCTATTCAAGGCACGAGCGAAAACACCGTCCTCGTTGAAGCTATGGAAGACGAGAAGACCCGTCTCCAAGCTCGTAAGGTTGAGATCGATTCCCAGATTGCTGCAATTCCGCCAGACTTCATTACTGGTCGACGTCAGGCTATCGAAGCCTTCAAGGATGAAGTGGAGCGAATCAATGCTCGCCTCATCGTGATTGACACTGAGCTGCCACCTCTCAAGCTGGACAGCATCAAGAAGGAAGTCGAAGTCGGTCCGATCATGTACATCGCTGAAGCATTCAACACGACGCCAGAGCTAGCTGTCAAGTACATCATCATGACGATCATCTTCGTCTTTGACCCACTCGCAATTGCGCTACTCATTGCCGGCAACTTCCTGCTTGTACAGAGACAGAAAGAGAAGGAAGGCCCAGCTCCAGTGAAGCCTTCTATCGCAGATCAGATGTCGCCAGATTGGAACGTCGCTCCAGCGACGGTGCCGGTTGTTGAAGAAATGGTCGATGAGCGGCCAGCGGGCGCAACGGCTGAAGTCGTAGACGATTCCGAAAACGATTACGATGCCGAACAGTGGCACAATGAATTCGGTGGGTCAGTCGCAGAGATCGACGAGCCAGCACCGGAAATTGTTGAGCCAATGCCAGAAGAGATAACGCCGGAGCACGAGCGCGAAGTCATTACCCGTGAGCGCCTCGTAAGCTACCCTTCTAAGTCTGCGTTCGACGGTATCAGCGCAAAGGCTGATGTCTTCCCTGAAGATGACAATCGCAGGATGTCAACTGACTTCTCAGGTATCTACCGCGGCTGATTGACGTTTACTTCCAATGTAGAGCGTGATAAAATGGTTTCGATAGTCAAACATCGGAACCATTTCTCTATGCATCAGCTCTTCGTAATCCTCGCGGTACCTGCGTTCTTCGCTCTGATTTGGTATCGACATTGGAAGAATGATTGGCTCAATCGTGAGATACGAGAAGGGTTCAGGGAGTTTGCGAAGATCGTTGCCTCTATCGATTTCAATCGTCTAATCGAAATTGCGGGCGAAACAAGTCCGCCAAATCCTATCCTCATCGAAATCCTTAGCGAGAAAACCAAAGCATGAAGACCTCCATTTGGGTTGAGAAGTACCGCCCCAAGTCGCTCAGCGACGTCATCTTCCAAGACGCACGTCAGGAAAAAGCATTCAAGAATTTCGTAGATGATGGTGACATTCCCAATCTACTTCTGTCGGGTGTTCAAGGTACCGGCAAGACCACCATCTCCAAGGCTCTCATCAACGACCTTGGCATCGATCGATCTGACGTTCTTCGAGTCAACTGCTCGGACGAAAAAATCGATGCTCTCCGCAACAAGGTCTCGACCTTCGCAATGACGCTGCCACTCGGCAAGTTCAAGGTGGTTCAGCTCGAGGAGTTCGATTACCTTTCGCTCGATGGTCAGGCACTCCTTCGCGGTCTCATCGAAGACTCTGCTGGCAACTGCCGATTCATTGCTACCTGCAACTACCTCAACAAGATCATCCCACCCGTAAAGTCGCGCTTCCAGGAGTTCTACTTCAAGGCTCCTGACAAGGAAAAGATCGCTCTTCGCATGGTCGATATCCTTGAGATGGAGAAGGTTGACTTCGATCCTGAAGACGTCCTCACCTACATCGATGTCGGTTATCCCGACATTCGCAAGACCATTCAGCTTCTTCAGGGCAACAGCTCGAAGGGTAAGCTGCTCAGCCCGAAGGATGTCTCGGCTGGCGATTCTGATTGGAAATTCGGCTTGCTCGATGCGATCGGTAGTGGCGACTTCAAAAAGGCTCGTAAGCTGGTCTGCGAATCCGCTACTCGTGAAGAGCATGAAGACGTCTTCCGCTTCCTCTACGACAACATCGAGAAGATGGATGTGAGTGACAGGGATGCCGCGGTCATCACGATTGCTGAACATCTCTACAAGCACTCCATTGTCGCTGACACCGAGATCAACCTCGCATCGCTATTCATCAGCCTAAGCAAAGTGTAAAGGAAATCTGTGATGCACAAGCCAACGCTTCCAAAAGACTTCAAGCCAGTTGAGGTGGACTTCCAAACAGCACTCGACAGGATTGCTGCGCGTGAGAAAGAACGCGAAGAAAATCCGCCAAAGATTTCGGGCATTCATTGGTCAAGCCTCTACATCGATTGGAGCTGGAAGGGTTGCGGCTTTGGGCAGCTACAAGTTGAGGTAGACCCAGACACTAAGGATTTGATCTGCAACAACGAGTACATGAGCCGCGATAGCATTCGCAAGCTGCTACATGCGTATGCCGATTTTATCGCAGATCGCTGCATCATGGACGACACCCCAGAGGATGTGCCGCCCGTCGATTACAAAGCAGAACGTATTGAGAATGCTCGCCTTGATGCAGAATACCGGGCACAGCGTGAAGCCATTCGCGAACAACGTCTAAAGGATCGAAATGACAAATAAAGCCGTTATCGCCGGGTCTTTTGACCCCATCACCCTCGGCCACCTGTGGGTTATCAAGGAAGGGCTTGCGCTGTTCGACAGCATCGAAATCGTTATCGCTTCTAATCCAGCGAAGAAAAATCTCTTCACTGTCAGCGAACGGTTTGATCTTGCCTTTGCATCGGTCTTTCTCCCCGAGATCAATATCGATGCGGAACGTGCAAAGAAAGTCAACGTCAACATTCTTGAGCCCACAGAAACCACAGTTGGATTTGCGCAGCGCTGTGGTGCCACCCACATCATTCGTGGCATTCGAAACACGACTGACTTCGAGTACGAGCACCAGCTCAACCTCATCAACAGCCGAATCAACGACAAAATCAGCACCGTCTATCTGATTCCTCCGCGTTCTCTTATCGAGGTTAGCTCCTCGACTGTTAAGGGACTGGCCGGTCTAGACGGTTGGGAGCAAATGGTTGGTCCATACGTTCCGTCAATTGTCCTGAATGCTTTGAAGTGGAAAGTCGGCAAGCAAAAGACACTTTAATTCTGATTCCAAACAGGGTATAATAGACCATGACTGACAAAGCACAGCTTCTAGCTGAAGCGCGCAAGTGGTTCACAGACACCATCGTGAAAGACCTGCTCAGCGTTCAGCCCATGGACGTTGACATCAGGGCACTAATGGAAGCCGGTAAGAGCACTGAATGGCTCAAAGAAAATGGCTACGAGCCCGTGAGTGGGCATGGTTTGCTCTGGGTTAAGAAGGAAAATCCTGATGGCGTTTAAGCTTGACATCTTCGACCTACTTGGCAAGCTCAACAGCTCAAAGAGTGGTGACATCTACGCCAAACTCAGCGATGAAGAGCGCAAGGGTTTCGCGCCTCTCGTTGTTATGCGCTGGATGTCTGGTACCTCTGACGAACAGCAGATCATGTTGCTCAATGAGTTCACTAACCCGCATGTCTTCACTCTCGGCAAGCATCCGCATCTTCTGATGCAGCTTCTCCAGGCAAGCTCTTCTAAGACGAGCAAGCGTTACCAATGGATTGGCATCAAGAGCAAGAAGAAGAATGTCGAAGCAATGAAAGTCGTTGCTGAGTTCTTCGGTATGTCGCTTCGCGAAGTTCGCACTCTCTCGCCATTCCCACCACAAGATGAAGTTCTTGCTATGGCCGAATCCATCGGATGGCAGAAGGATGACATCGCAAAATTGCAGAAGGAAATGAAAGCATGAGCACGTATTCTCCAGACCGCTGGATTGTTGTCAAGATCATTGACGAAAAGAACGGGGACTTCTACAAGGTCTTCGGCACTTGGTCTGGCGGTTACCTAGATGGTGATTCCTGGAAGCTGAGTTCTGGCTTTGACAAAACCCAGAAAATTGAGGATGGACAGAGGTTCATCAGCATCAGCAACTTCAGCGGCAGCATCTACAATGTGGGCAAGCACCCCGCTTCGTACGACGCTACAAGTTACGGCCGCTCAGTACTAAATGGATTGGTGGAAAAAGCTGAGTCTGCTGGCTTCAAGATTATTCCGCTTAAGCGAGAAGAAGCTTTCGAATTGCTGGGCATAGTGGCATGATGACTCTTGAGCAGTTGGAGCTTCTCCTATGGACGCTCGAGAGAGCGCAGTCTACTAACGATGGTGTTGGCATCTGGCTTCCTGAACAGTACTCAAAAGACCTCCGCACCAGCATCACGCTCATCAAGAAAGAGATAGCCGAAGCCAAGCAAAGAAGAAAGTCATTTACGGGATGATCATGAGATACCTATGTGATGACATGCGCCACCTCATCTGTGTACCCTACAGTATTGAAGGGCTGCACGCCATGGCTGTGGACTTGAACATCAATCGCTGCTGGTTCCACAATGCGCGGTATCCGCACTACGATATCCCAAAGAAGCGAATCGCAGAAATACAGAGCAAGTGCGAAGTTGTTGACCCACGAGAGATCGTTCGGATCGTCAAAGACTATGCCACACGGAGAATCACATGATAGACAAAATCGGCAAAGCAGAACCAGTAAGACGCAAGCACAAGCGAGTCGAAAAGAATCGCAAGCAGGAGAAGCTTCGCTGGATTCGTGCCAAGAACAGAATGCGCGAAGATGGTTGCAGCTACGGCGAGTTCTACTGCAATCACGTCTTCGACCCTACTGACCCATGGGTGTGGGTTGACTTCACCTTCTTCCACTCCAAGCTGAAGCGTTACTTTGCAGTCGCAATGGTCACCGCAGAGTACGCAGCTTACGAGCAGGCAGACAATCGAGCCATCGACGAAGCTTACGAAGCCATTCCAAAAGACTTCTCCGTTCCACTATTCGTTCGTGACGGCACACACCCACATTACGGAAAGCTCTGGCGCTTTAACAACACCCCAGACGACGATAGACGTTACGCGCTAACCACCAAGCTTCGAGACCAGTATCTCGAGCTCGAATACAAAATCGCTCCTCGCATCCTAATCGCTGATTACGGCAAGGTCGCAGTGGGGGTTCACGCAACGGTAAATAGAGCGTACATCGATGAGCACAGTATTAGAGAATTCATTGAACACTTCCGCTCGCTCGGCGAGCCCGTCAAAGCAGGTTGGGAGTGGGAAGATGAGGAGGTCGCAGTTGTCCCAAGACGATTCAAACGAGGTAAAGTTGCTGAATAAGGAGCAGATCGCTGCTCGACGTGTGCCTCTAGAAGATGCGCAAATCGAACAGGCGAAGCACGGCAACTGGGCGTGTAACTATTGCAATCAGCGTTTCCAGGGTGAGACGCGATTCATGAAGCATCACTGTGAGCCGAAGCGCAGAGCAGAAACCCTCGTCAGTCCTCTTGGTCAGGGCGCGTACGCATTCTACCGAGACTGGATGAAGATGCGGAAATTCGGTCAGCCTGGAGCTCCCGCATTCCTCGAGTCCAAGTTCTACCGTTCGTTCATCAACTTTACTCAGCTCGTCATCGACGCAAACATCTCGCGCCCAGACAAGTACATGGAGCTGATGGTTGAAGGTGAAATTCAGCCAGCGCTTTGGTGTTCTTCTGGTGCGTACAACCTCTACACGGCGTGGTTCGATTCTCTGCACGATCCGCTCGAGCAGGTTTCTGAGTCTATCAACCACCTCATCGACATCTGTGAGAAGGAAGATGTCAAGCTTGAGAACATCTTCGAGCATCTTGGCGTACAGCGAATTCTTTCACTAATTCGCCAGCGTCGTTTGTCACCATGGTTCCTATTCTGCTCTGCGTCCTTCGGTAAAGTACTCAAGACTCTCGATCGCGCGCACCTCAAGTCGTTCGATGCAGTCGTCAACTCCAATTACTGGGGTGGCAAGTTCCAAACTGAGCGTGCTGCTGTAGAACAAATCAAGATGATCGTAAAGGAAATCGGCCTGTGATCGTCTGCGTCTGTCATAACGTGAGTGACAAGGAAGTCATTCATGTTGTGGAGTATCATGGGGTGAAATCACTCGATGAGCTGCGAGACGCCATGAAGGTTTGCGGCGAGTGCGAGTGCTGTCAGCATGAATTGCAAGACATCATTACTTCAAGGAGCGCGTAAGTGTTTAGCGCAGACGTCGACATCGATCTTCGAACAGACTTTAACCCAAGGAAGCTATTTCCTTGGCCTCGTGCTGCGCTTGTAAAGAATGGAGAGCTCTCGCCCCACCCGTGTGGAGTGTATCCTCAGCGAATCCCAACAGATCATCTGACGGGTCTTGCATCAATCCCGTACAAAGAGGCTGAAGACCTTGGGTACATCAAGCTCGACTTCCTGCATCTGACAGTCTACGATCATTTCAAATCTCGCGAAGAGATCGAAGCACTCATTGAGATCGAACCGGATTGGGGTCTACTCACCATCCCAGAAGAGCAGAAGAAACTCTTCCAGCTTTCCAATCATGGCGAGATTTTGTCAGCCATCAAGCCGAAGACTATCGAAGAGCTCGCAGACGTTCTCGCTCTTATTCGACCAGGTAAAAAGCAGTACGTGAAAATGTACAACGCTCAGAAAGCCGCGACTCGCCGAATCCTTTACGCGAAAGATGAGAGCGGATACTCGTTCAAGAAGTCTCACGCAATCGCCTACGCAATGGTCATCGTTCTGCAGTTGCATCTGATTGATGCTGGAGTTCTCTGATAACGCTGCAGTTTACTTTCTGATTGGTTTGGTCTATAATGTTCATCTACTAACCAATTAACCAACCACGAGGACTACACCCATGCTGATCGAAGGCCGTAACCTGTTTGACCTGAGCCTTGTTCGCGCCGCATTCAAGGGCTATTTCATGGACGCGAGCGGCAACATCTTCTCCAACAAGAGCGGCAAGATCAAGCCGATGTTGGGTTCGGCGACCGCTTCGGGCAAGTACTACACGCTGAACGGCCAGACCTACAGCGGTACGTCCATCAAGAATTCCGCGGTGGGTACTCGTTTCTACGCAGAAACGAAGGCCACCCTCGGTGCTCCGCAGGTTTCGGCGCCTGCTCTGGCCGGTTCGCCGACAGATCGCAGCTACGCCACCAGCATCGACAATGGCATCAAGCAGCGAGGCGTCGTGATCTGCTCGGTGGTCAATGAGCGTCTGGTGTTCGGTTCTGACCCGAAGATTCACACCACGGCTGCTTCGTGGAAGGGTGAGATCGAGCGCCTTGCTCGCAACAACCCCGGCGTGAAGTTCATCGCACTCCGCGTTGATTCGGCTGTCGTTGCCAACGGCGTTACCTGGCTGTGAACCTCAATCTCTACGTAACGGTTTACACCCCTGTCGGCGTCTTCAACGGCGCCGTCAATGGAGTTCCTTGCACTGAAGAGGAGCTCGTGAAGGTACGCGATGCTATCCAAAACAGCATCCATACACTCTCGCATCTGACCATCTACCACAAAGATGGGTTCCAAGATACCCGCGAGATCACCTTCCCGCAGAATCTAATCAGCAACAGCGTCTTTGCTTTCAGCATTGGCGCGGCTGAGACGGATGAAGACGAGGAAGAAACAGAGTAACAAAACCCACGCGGTTTCCTCTCGGCCTCAGACCTCAAATCTGAGGCCGAGTTGCATGCTTAGCCGACACCTCCGAAAATAACAGTGTACATCTAACCTGACCTGTGGTATAATGGTCTCATAATCGAGCAATTGGAAGACTCATGAAAACCTACCTGGTTGGCGGTGCAGTTCGAGATGGTCTGCTGGGTCGTCCTAGCCACGATCGTGACTTCGTGGTTGTTGGAGCGACCGAAGCGGATATGCTCGCCCGCGGCATGACCCAAGTTGGTGCACATTTCCCAGTCTTCCTGGACGAGGAAGGCAATGAGTGGGCGCTGGCTCGTAAGGAGCGCAAGAACGGTTCTGGTTACCTGGGCTTCGACGTCGAGTTCGATCAGTCGGTTACCCTGGAAGACGATCTGTCGCGCCGCGATCTGACGATCAACGCGATGGCGGTGGACGTCAACACTCTGGAGCTGGTTGACCCCTTCAACGGTCGCGCCGATTTGGAAGCCAAGGTGCTGCGTCATGTGTCTCCGGCTTTTTCGGAAGACCCGCTGCGAGTGATTCGTCTGGCTCGCTTCTTCGCACGCTGGAAGGGTTTCACGATCGCTCCCGAGACCTGGACCCTGGCCAAGGAGCTGGTGGATTCTGGAGAGCTCGACACCCTGAGCGACGAACGCTTCTGGGCGGAAATGGAAAAGATGTACGAGCAAGGTGGCAACGCTCATCGCTTCTTCATGGTCCTCTGGGAATTCGGCGTGATGCAGAAGGTCAAGTTCTTCAAGGACGTCTTCGGCGAAATGACTCGTGATGATCGCATCCACCTGGACCAAGTCCACATCGCACAGGAGTTTTTGAAGTGAACGAGAAGCTGATGGTGATGGTGGCTCTGGTATCTCGCAATGGCGCAATGTCGTCTGTTGCGATACCTTCTCGAGTGAAGACGCTGAAGCAGAATCTTCTGCGTCTGGGTGCAACGAGTGGCACTGCATTCGGCGTGTTCAAGCTGCTGCGCGATATGCGTGGCTTTGACAAGCACAACGGTCAAGTGGACGATCTACTGCTGGCGATGGATACTTCTGAGGCAGCTGGCTACCCTTTCCCCGTGTCAGCTTCACTGCTGCGCACCGCTCGCGAAGCCGCAATGGTTCCCGTTGCAAAGCCGGAGCTGGGTGATGGCAAGGCGATCGGTATGGCGCTGGCCACTGAGCGAGTGGAAGCAATCGAAAAAGTACTGAAGAGGTAATTCGAAATGAAAATGAGCAAAGAGACAATGCTGTTTCGCGTGCTGACAGGTTCTCGCCTGTACGGTACCGATACCCCAGCGAGCGACTTCGACTACAAGGCGGTGTGTCTGCCCGGTCTTGACGAGCTTCTGTTGAATACGAAGCTCGTCAACCGAAAGGAAAAGCCCGAGGGTGTTGGTGCTGGCGACAAGATGCTCGCGGGTGAGACGGAGTCTGAGTACCTGCCACTGCAGGTTTTCTTCGACGACTTCTTCAGCGGTCAGACCTACGCGCTCGAAGTTGCTTTCGCAGCCGCGCAGGGTCTCCATGAAGTCGCTGAAGATGCGGAAGCTCCGCTCGTGCAACATCAGTTCTTCCGTGTGCTGATGCAGGAAATGCTCGACAAGTTCCTGACTCGCAACGTGAAGAAAATGGTTGGCTATGCCGTGTCTCAGAGCAAGCTCTATGGGCTGAAGACTGAGCGCTACGCGAATCTTAAGAAGGTGGTTCTCACTGTCGAGGGAATGCTTGAGATGCGCGGTGCTCTTGGAATCGTGAGTGAGAACTTGACACTCGCAGACACCAAGACCGTATGTGAAGGGCTACTTGCCTTCGAGCATGTGAAGGAGACTACTCTCAAGAATGCTCGTGGCGGTTTGGAAGACGCTCCTGCTCTCGATATCTGCGGCAAGAGCTATCCCATGACCAACAAGTGGTCGACCGTTCTTCACAGCCTGAAAACGACTCTCGACAAGTACGGCAGCCGGGTGCATGAGTTCGAAGGCGAGGGTGTGGACTGGAAGGCTCTCAGCCACGCCATCAGAATCACTGAACAGGTTCTGGAACTCGGCTTCGAAGGAAAGCTCACCTTCCCTCGTCCGAACGCGAAGTTCCTACTGGCAGTAAAGAACGGCGAACTGCCTCTCGACGAGGCGACTGCATACCTCAACGAAGCATTCGCCAAGGTCGATGAAGCGGTATCTGCTTCGGTTCTTCAGGAAAAGACGCCTGAACTGGAAGCTCAGTTCCGGAAGTGGAAGCTGGAGAAGCTCTACGCAATCTACGGTCTGTAAAACAAAAGCACTGCAATCTTTTCCAGGTTGCAGTGCTTTTCTGTTTCAAGCATGATACAATTTAGCTGTAACTGCTGTACGTACTTCAACCAAGGAGATCAAATGAAGAACGTTTTGAAGATTTTCGTTGCACTGATGTTGGTCGCGTTCCTCGCGGCTTGTGGTGAACGTGTTGAAGTCCCGCCTGCCACTGTCGGCAAGATCATGACGAAGGACGGCTACCAGGAAGGCGTCATCCCAACCTCGAAGTTCCGTCTGCCGTGGTGCTGGTCGTACTGCGACAATCTGGTTCTACTCGACGTCTCTGACAAGACGAAGCGTGAGCCACTAACGGTCTTCATTCCTGAAGACAAGCTGAATGTGGACGTTGGTGTACAGGTTACCCTGTCGCTAGCCACCAATGAAGTGGAGCCGCTGTTTAACTCCATTCGTTCAGAGGGCACTGACAACAGCCGCGTCTCGCTAATCTCGTGGGACCAGATTTACAACACCTACGCCCAGCAGATCATCCTCACCGAAACCCGTGAGTACCTCAGCCAGTATTCCATCGCTGAGATCGCGTCTTCGCTCGAGAAGGTGAACTCTGATTTGCGTAAGGCACTGGAAGCTCGTCTGCAAGAGCGCACTCCGTTTACCGTTCGCTATGTCGGCATCACGCACATCAAGTACCCCGACATCATCGTCAAGGCGCAGGAAAATGCAGCCGAACGTCGTGAGCGAATTCAGCAGGAAGAAGCTCAGCTCGAAATCAGCCAGGTGGAACTGCAGCGTCAGCTGAAGGAAGCCCAGCTCCAGCGTCAGATCGACGTTGAGAAGGCTGAAGCTGAAGCACATGCTCAGCGAATCCAGCGTGAAGTTGTGGATGACCGAGTTCTTGAACTGCGTCGTCTGCAGAACGAAGCCGAGTGGATTAAGAAGTGGAACGGTCGAGTACCTACCACGATGATCACGAGCGGTGAGAACGACGGCAACAACTTGCTGTTGCAGATTCCTCAGGAAAAGTAAACCACACGATAGAGGGGCGCTAAGCCCCTCTATCGTTTTAGGAGAATGACATGGTCTTTTTGTTGAACTATTTGCCGGTGTTTATCTTGATTGTGGGTGGACTCATCACCTTCAGCTTCATCAGGAAAGGTAAGGCCGCGGGCGCTGGTGTTTCGTTCGTAGTGTCAGTCGCATTGGCGATGGGCTACAGCGCATTCGCTCCGTCCTACATGCCGAAGGGCACAGTGCACAAAACCGCATTGCCCGCGTTTGAAGAGAGCGATGCCACGGTTGAAAATCGTCTGCGCGTTGCTCGAACTGAAGAAGAGCATGACAAGCGTCTCGACGACGGTCTTGATTGGAAAGACAAGGTTGAGCAGGGCAAACAGGAAGCTGCTGCCGAGCCTGAGTCCGAATAAGTCGTCAATTTAGAAGCAAGCAAAAGGGGCCGAAAGGCCCCTTTTTAGCGCGCGAAGTTTGAAGGACTTAAGCTGTAACTGGCGCGACGGTTTTCTTGAAGCGAATTGGAATGCCTTCTGGAATTGCATTCACTCTGCGACGTCGAACCTTTGTCTTGGTCATGCTGTCGTAAGTGAACGCTTGTCCAATGATTCTCGAAACGTAGCTCGTGTCGAAAGTTCGGTAGATTGGTGCGATAACCTGCGTGAGCCCTCGTCTTGCAATTTCGACGCTAAGAGGATGCTTGTCGGACTTGCTGTAAAACCATTCGATGGCTACACTCAGGAATTGATCCGCGGGGATACCTTCCTGATCGACGTAGTCTAGGACGTACGCGCCAATTTCAGCTGAGGTGATGTTGTCGATGATGCACAGGTATTCTTCACGTCGATATTCAAGCAGCGAAATGAACAGCATGTTTGCTCTGTCGTTTACTTGCTCGACATTGAGCTCTGGGATTTTCTTTTTCGCCACTTGGAAACGCTCCGTATAAGATAGGATGGAAAGGTCTGACATATTTACACCTGCTGCGGACCTGAGTCAGGACCCTAAGTGATTGATTCTGCTATGCATTTCTAGGAAGTCTATACGGTTCAATCACTTAGAATGTGAAAATAAATGTCTATACGGATCAATCACTTAGGGAACGTCTCCAGAAAGCCTATACGGATCAATCACTTAGGGATGAAAATAACTGTGTACAACCTGCGCAGCTATGATAGAATAGCACTGTAGACCAAACAAACAACGAGGAACATCCCGATGAGCAACTTGACCGCCGCGTACAACATCCTGAACACGCTCACCGTCTCCGAGATGCTGGAGCTGAATAAGGCCCTCTGCGCCAAAATCCGGCTGAAGCGCCAGAGCGAAGCGGTGGTCAAGATCAGCAAGTTCAACGTCGGCCAGGTGGTTACCTTCTTCAAGCCGGGCCGTGGTCGCAACGCCGGCACCCACTACATCAAGATCAGCGGCTACAACCGTGCCGGCACCGCCATCGTCGGCAAGTCCTGCACCCGCGATGGTGTCATCCATCCCTTCCCGCTCAAGTGGACGGTCGCCGTCTCCACCGAATCCCTGAAGCTGGTGGGCTAAGACCATGGGATACCGGACCGTCGTCATCCTCTACAACGACCAGGCCAGCGAGTGGGCGAATGACCCCAAGCTCGGTCAGAAAATCTCCCACGCTGCCAACTTCGCTTACCCCATGACCAACCCCGCCTATGGAAGGCCGGACTTCGGAACTGGTCAAGTCCTGGAATGCGTCCATGGGGATACTCGAACCCTCGTGATGCTGGACTCGTATCGTGGTGTCCACTTGGCCAGCAACCACTGGGGCTACGGAGACAACAACCGGTCCGACAACGAGGTCGCACTCCCCATCCTTCGCGAAGCCGCCGAAAAGCTCGGCTACCGCCTGGTCAAGAAGACCGTCAAGCGCTAATTCCCAAGGAGCACCACATGTCTGATATCTCCATGACCAAATGCAAATTCATTGGTAAGCAGGTCGCGGCAGGCGTCATCGGCGCCAGCTTGCTGATTCTCATCATGCTGGTTACCGGGCTCGGCCAAGACATCCCGGGTACTGGTGGTCTGACCCGCAGTCAGCTCGCCGAAATGCTCGTCGAATGTGACGGAGATAAGCCGGAAGGCTACTGCGTTGCCGACATCAACCTTCGTGTAACTGAAAAGGAATAATCCATGTCTTCTCCCCGCATCACTGACGGCATCGTTTTCGCAGCCGTCCATCTCATCTCCGAAAGCGGTGATCACTTCAACATCCTCGCCACTGGCGAGACGACCGATGAGCTCATCGACGACATCACCGGCAAGTGCGAAGAGGAGATGAGCTACATCAGCGAAATCTTCGTCACCTGCAGCGACCACAGCTATGAAGATGCCCTGTACGATGCCATCGTGGAACTCCGCGATGCTGATTCGGACGAAGACCATGAGTGAGCTCACGATCGAACAGAAGGCCGAGCTCTTCGACTACCTGTCCACCCGAGTCTCCGAGATGAAGCTGCATTTTCCTGGCGGCGGTTCTGACTGGGTCTACAACGACGGCATGAAGCCCGGCGGTCTCGCTCGAGTTACGCAGTCCGCGATGGACATGGAAAACGAAATGGACGAGGAAGACTGAACCCAGTTTACAGCCTGACGGGTTCAGTGTACAATAATCTCTGATGACCACTCCTCTGAACGGAGCAACCTGATGAACTACGCGAAATACATCGTGATCGACGGCAGGGTTCCCGTCGTCTTCTCTGGTGTCCTCACCCACAAAGACGTCGCCAACAGCCTCGCTTCCCCGGATCTGATCACGTCAGCGGGGTTCTGCTACATCACGTCGGGTGGTCAGTACGCAACGTACGGCCGCAGCGAGTCCCTCGACATCGACTCCGCTGAAACCGATTCGCGACTCCTGAGCTCCCAGCTGGGAGGCAATGTATGAGCGCCCAGCAGCCCAGCGTCAATCTCGCCCAGGCGATTCTGCATCACGGCATCGATAACGTCCGCTTCAGGATTCCGATGCGCCGACTCCAGTACGTCGGGTTCTTCCCAGGCTTCGCGTTCGAAAGCTCAAGCACCCCGACTGACATCGTCGAGTGCATCGTGACCGAGAAGAACTACCCGCTTGCCGACAACTACAAGATCGAGCTTACGCCGATCTGCGGTGACGACATCAACAAGCAGTACGGCAACCAGAAGTTCTACATCTCTGACCTGGAGTATCTCATCCGCGGCCGAGACGGCAAGTCGGAATACTCTGTGTTGTATCGTGACAACGAATTTTCCGAATTCAAGACCGTGGAGGTTTGCCATGAGTAAGAAGAAGTTGCTGAAGCCGCAGACGCTTCTGCTGACCGAAGACCTTCAGAAAAAGGTCGAGGCCAAGATGAAGGCGTGTTACGAGATCGCGACCAAGCACTACAATCTGAAGTTCGAGTTCCCCGAGGTTCGATACGACATCAAGTCCCGTGTCGGCGGTCTGGCGTTCTATCAGCTGAACCTGATTCGCTACAACCTCATCCTCCTCGTCGAGAACGAGGAAGACTACATCAAGAACACCGTGCCGCACGAGGTCGCCCACCTCATCGCCTACAAGGTGTGGCAGCAGGACAAGACCCCGAACAAGAAGAAGCTGATGCCGCATGGCAAGCTCTGGAAGGAAGTCATGGGTGTCCTCGAGGTTGTTCCCGAGGTCAAGCACTACTACGACTGCACCTCCATCCAGCGGTTTGCGAAGCGCAAGGCTCGTGTGAAGGTCGACCGCGTCACCCGCATCCTGAAGCAGATCGCGCGCCTCACGCATGAAGAGCTCTACCGCTTGAATGAGGGATACGATGCAAGTCGATAACTACGGTGTCCATGTCACCCACTGCTGCACTTCATCGTGTAAGTACGGTGACGAGGATTGCCCCGTAGCAAGCGGCGAAGTTCTTCCCGAATACAAGTGCGAAATGTGCACCTGCCTACAAATGAATCCTGGTTCTGACCAGAGAGCTGAGGCATGGTGGGCATCAATGACGCCTGGTCAGAAGGCGTACGTCTACCTTTCAAATGACTGGAACGCTACATGAATCTTACCCCAATCGAAAAAGAAGATGCTTACAATCGAGGTCTTCCCAAGTGGCCGCAGATGCTGGTCACCGGCACTCCTGTTACTCCGGAGCAGGCAAAGGAAATCATCTTCGCAACCGACTCTGCGCTGACGTCTACGTATGGCGGGTGCGGCAATGATCGTCAGTATGAAGCGTGGTTCATGGGGCTTACGCACTACTCGCGTTTCGATCTGAAGACTCCTTACTTCAACAGTGATGCGCTCAGCGAAGAAGAGCGCATCAAGGCACGTGAGCTTCTGCAAAAGTGCTGGGACGCTGCATCAGAATTCGAAACTCGTGCAAACTTCCTGCGCACCGAATACGTTCGCAATTCGTGGGCGATCAGCGCATTCATCTTTGGGCCGGGTGGGTGGATGCATCCGGACGGCAACATCGCGTTCATCGACAACGTGGGTAAGTATCCGTCTGTGCTGGAGATTGCGACTGAGTGGTCGCGGATCGCTGCCCGTTGGCCGTTCCTGAATGTTTGGGTTACGCTCATGGATGGCGAGGGTGGTGAAGATGGTACCCGTCCAGTTGTAACGTTCCATGTTCACGATGGTCTCGTCGACACGTTCGAAGGAACGCTCCAGCCGTTTATCAACAAGAAGGTCGTTCGCAACTTTGAAACTGAATTCGATGCATCGTCATTTGGTCTGGACCGCTCGCGAGAGCATGGTCTGCCGAGGGCATGGATGGTCGAATTCGCAGAAAAGGTTCGACCCCTGGTCGATGAAATCTGTGATGCCGCGGGTCTTCCCTAATCGCTAATCTTCTGTTTACTTCTGCTCAGGTTCATGATATAATGACTCATAAGCAGCGATCAATCAATCTCGTAAGGAGCTCTCTGTGACCAATTTCGTTGAAGTTATCAAGGCGTGTGAAAACGCTGGTGGTGCTGGTACCAAGGACGCCATCAAGGCTGCACTTTCCAAAGCTGACCCCACTGCGCAGAAGCTCATCCACTATGCGATGAACCCGTTCCGCGTGTATGGCGTTCGCAAGTACGCTGCTCCGGCCAACGCTGCTGAAGCCGACTCCGATCATGCCATCGTCTTCGAGACTCTGGACAAGCTGGCCAACCGTGAACTGACCGGTGGTGCAGCCCAGGAAGCCGTGACCGAGATGCTCTCGCGCTTCACCTACGAGACCCAGGAATATCTGGCTCGCCTCATCGACAAGGACCTCAAGGCCGGCTTCTCTGCTGACACCTTCAACAAGGTCCACAAGAAGAACCCAATCCCGACTTTCGAAGTGATGCTCGCCGACAAGGTCGACGACACCGAAGACTTCGAGAAGTACGTCTCCTTCCCGTGCCAGGCTGACTTCAAGTACGACGGCGAGCGCACCATCGCGATGGTCAAGTCCGACGGCATCGTCTACTACAGCCGCTCCGGCAAGGAAGCGACTCACGTTGCGGGCCTCTTCGATGAAGAGCTCAACAAGATTCGCGCGGTACTCGGCTACGACTTCATCCTCGACGGTGAGCGCTATGCTTCCAACTTCACCGAGACGGTGAATGCGAAGAAGTCTGGCAATGACGAAGCGAAGAAGAACCTCCGCTTCCGCGCCTTCTTCCTGATGCCGCTGACCGACTGGGTCGCCCAGAAGACTGACATCACCATGCGCCGCGCACGCGCCATGCTTATCGATCTGCTCGCCGAGCTGAACTGCCAGAAGATCGTCATCTCGGAAGGTCGTGAAGTCACGGACTACCAGGACATGGTTGCCTACTGCAACGACGCCATCGACAAGCACGCCGTCGAAGGTCTCATCCTGAAGGAATGGGATGCCGTTTACAACTGGGATCGCACCTTCGTATGGACGAAGGTCAAGCGCTTCTACGACGTGGACGCTCGCATCGTCGGCTTCTACCCTGGCCGCAAGAAGACCCGTCTGGAAAACACTGTTGGCGGCGTCAACTGCGTTGCCTTCCTCGAGAGCGGCGAACGCGTCGAGTTCAATGTCGGCTCCGGCTTCAACGACAAGCAGCGTGCAGACATGAAGGCGAACCCGAAGAAGTGGCTCGATGCGGTCCACGTCATCAAGTACCAGGAAGTCTCCCGCTCGAAGAGCAAGCCGGTTGCATCGCTCCGCTTCTGCACTTACGAGCATGCTCGCGACGACAAAATTGTGGAGGTGTAAGATGGGTTGCTACGTAAATCCGACTGATCGTACCAAGGAAGAGTTCCTCCGCGAGTATGGTGTGCCAACCAATGGTCCAGGCCCCATCGATGAAACCTTCCTGCCTGTCTGCCTCGTCGACAATGGCGGCTTTACTGCTGCCATGGTCGGTTTCGAACAGGGCGAAGTGATCGCAATGAGTCAGCCATACGATCATCGCCCGAAGAAGTGGTATCTGGTGTCTCGCGAAAATCTTCGCAGGGCATCCGACCTCATCCACTACGAAAAGTAATCAAAGGACTTCACGATGCAATCTTCATTGATCGCAGCCTTTCTGGGTATGTACGCGGCAGTCTACGCTGTCTACGTGTTCGACATGAAATACCCGGGCGCTCCATGGTACACCTCAAACACGCGGCTGTCGATTCTTCTGGGTTCGTACTACGCAACCAGCATCGGCGCAATCTACGTGATGCCGCGATGAACGAACCCGCCGACGTCTGCTACTCGGTCCGCTACAACATGTCGTGGGCCGATCTGAAGCGTGCTCTCACCCGCGTGAAGAAGTTCCGCAAGCAGGGTCTCTACCTTGTTGCTGATCAGAATGAGGGCAGTGTCGAGCTGATAGAAACCAACACCAAAGCTCGAAGCATTGTGTCACAGAACCAAACCTTTACGGTGCGGGTGATGGGACCGAAGAAGCTAAAATCCGTACCAATCAAGAACAGAACGGAATAAATAGCTCGTGTCCAACTTAACCAACGAGTCATGAAAGTCATCGACCTACAACCCTATCGAGCTCGAAAAGAGATCAAGCGGTTGGAGGAAAGGGTTGGGCAGCTTGCATTGCAGTCTTCTGTGGGAAGTGCCAAAGAGATGAAGATGTGTTTCAAGGAGTGGCTCAAGCGTTCCAATCGCTAGTTTCTTTGCTCCGCGATATGGCATATAATGAATCTCTACAGATGAGAACTCAAGATGATTATCCGAGAAGTTTCAGATCTACACCTCGAACATCACTACGATCTATTCGATGCACCCACTCCAGGCGCTCTAGCTAAGCTGCTTGAAATCCTGCCTCCGCTACCGGAAGACAGTGAAAGCGTGCTCGTGATCGGCGGCGACATCGCAACGATTCGCCGTGTGTATCGCATCATCACTCTTCTGAAGATGGTGATTCCTCGTTTCAAGTACGTCATCTACGTCCTCGGCAACCATGAACACTACGGTGTCGTCATGGACGATTCGATGACGATCCTCCATGAGGCGATCGCTACTCACATTGGTCCTACTGCCAATCTCTCTGTAGTCGGCAACAACCCAGCAGTCATCAACATCGATGACTACCGCTTCCTTTGCGGAACGCTGTGGACCGATTACGGCACCCACCTTGATGATGCTCGCGAAATCAGTTCGCTCATCAGCACCTACATCACCGACCACAGGCTCATCACCAAGCCTGATGGCGCGCCATACTACCCGTGTGACCTTGCAAAGATTCATGAAGTGACAGTGGCGAAGTTCGGGGAGTGGATGGAGGGCCGCGATAACAGCAAGACCATCGTGTGCACCCACCACATGCCGAGTTTTCAGGCTGTTCACCCAATGTACGCCAAGGGTGACCGCACTACGCTGCTGCTGAACCACGCGTTCGCATCCAACCTGGATGACTTCATCCTGAAGCACCAGCCCGCAGCTTGGACGTTCGGTCACACGCACACCCAATACCGTGGAAAGATCGGTAAGACGCAGCTGTTCTGCAATCCTCTGGGTTATCCGAAGGAAGGCAATGCTCGCACCGGCATCTACGACCCAATTGCAAGGCTAATCTTTTGACCGCAGACATCATCCAGTTTAAGCGTAAAGGCGCAGTCGAAACCGAAGACAAGCCCAAGCGCACTAAGGGTCAGGCCAATCAGGCTCATGTCTCGCGCATGCTTACGACCCACGACATCTTCATGGATGTCACCGATGAAGTTGTGAGCGAATGGCAGAAGGCTGCTGTAAACAACCGTCTGTCGGAATACATCGCAAAGAAGATTCCCGCATTCGCTCGTGGGCCCAAGTCTAGCGACTACGTCAACGATCTGAACGTCATCGCGTCGGTCGAGCAGAAGCTGAACATGAAGCTTGCTGTGTTCTTCCCTGGCTGCACGCCCAACAACAAAATTGGATGGCTCGTTGCCTTCCACAGAGAGAAAGAGATTTTCAGTACGCCGCCAGACATGGCAAGTGAATCGATGGCGCGCGCACTGAATGTGGTGCTGTACGTTAGTTTCGAAAATGTAATGAAAACCCTTGGACGATCTTAACAATGGATAGGAGTATCCGCTAAAAATGAACATCGAAAATGCAGCAGTCGTTTCTCTGTACGTCGTGAAGAGCTCGAATGGGCACTTCTTTGCGGGGTTCGACTCAGCACAAAACAAAGCAACATTCGTTAGTGAGCCCATCAACGCCAAGAAGTTCACCAACAAGTACGACATCAAGCTTCGCCCCGAAGAGACGCTTGTTGAGCTGACCGTGGATCTGTCCAAGGTTCAAGTTGTAGTTTCGGAACCATTCCGCCCGCATCGCCGCATTCAGCGAGCTGCTGGCACCCGATAATCTCGAGAGGTTACCCCGATGAAGTTGAATAAAGTGCTCGCTGCTCTCACCCTCGGTCTGGCAATTGCTGTTGCTGCTTCCTGCACCAATGAAATCTCACTGGCATCAAGAGTAAATGTGGATGGCACAGACAATTCTGTAACCACCACAACTACCGTGAGATGCTGGAGCGGTGGATTCGTAGTGGTGGATGACACCACCAATGAGTATGTGAAGTTTGGTACAGGTGGAGTCGTACGCTTCAAATCAGGCACGACTGGCAAATACATCCGCACGACAGCTGCCTGCGTTGCAACTGAACAGTAAACAGAAATCTGGGTCTCTTGCAAGGAGACCCAGATCGTTTCTTATTGAAGAAACTGTTTACACCTGATTTGCGACGTGATACAATATTCAAGAGCTAGAACGTCTAGCACTGGAATGGAGCCGCCGTGAACATCACAGTTCGCCAACTGATTGAGCATCTTGCTCAGTTTGACCCCGACCTTCAGGTCAAAATCGCTGACCCAAATCAGCCGTTCATCCTACATGACGTAGGTGAACATGATGTCCATCTCGAAGAGTACGTGGACACTCGCGCACCCAACCAGACCCCTGGCAACTTCACCTCTACTCACGTGGTGGCAATCGGATGATTAACGTCGCGCTGTTGTGGTACTTGCTTGTGCCTCTCTTCCTGTCTTGCGTGACGGTTGTTCTTGTTCGCAAGTGGGTCAAGGACCTCACCCTTCTTCAGATCATTGGCTCGACTGCCATTGGTCTTCTCATTTCGGCCAGTCTGACGGCTGGCATGTTCTACTTGGGCACCGGCTCGAAGACTTCGGATGTCGAAGTGCTCAATGGCGCTGTCGTCTCCAAAGAACGAGATCACGGTTTCTACCTTCGCCCCTACGAATGCCGCTGCCGCTATGTGCAGAGTTGCTCGGGTAGCGGTTCGAATCGCTCCTGCTACTCTCGCCGCGAATGCGATACCTGCTACGAAGATCGCTACACGGTTACTTGGTCTTGCGACTCGACCATCGGGTCATTCCAGATCGAGCATCTCGATACGACTTCGCGCAGCGTCTACAACACCCCCGACCCGGAGCGATACACGATCATCAAGAATGGTGACCCTGTTTCCCGCACCCATGGCTACACCAACTACATCAAGGCGGTGCCTGAGACGATCTTCCGTCCAGCACAGGAACAACTTCGCCTGCAGTACGCTGGCCAGATTCCTGCTTACCCCGACGACATCTTCGACATCTACCGCATCAATCGAGTTATACCGGTCGGTGTCACCATTCCAAACCTCAAGGAATGGAATGAGAAAGTAAGCCAAGCACTGACGGTGCTGGGTCCTCTTAAGCAGGCCAACATCGTCATCGTCATCACGAACATCGAAGACCCGAATTACTTCTATGCTCTACAGGATGCATGGCTGAACGGCAAGAAGAATGACGTGATCGTTGTCATCAGTGCCCCGCAGTTCCCTGGAAAGGCTGGGTGGGTCAACATCATGTCACTCACAAAGGACAACATCTTCCAGGTCAAGCTTCGAGATCGTCTACTTGCTCTCGATGCCCTGACTGTTGATGCGGTGGTTGGTGAAATCTCCACTGAAATCAGAACGACATTTCAACGTCGTGAGATGAGTGAATTCAAGTACCTCGAAGCTGAAATCGATCCACCTACTTGGGTCATGGTTCTCTGTATGATCTTGAACTTTGGTGCTTACATCGGATTCTGGATTTTCATCTTCACACATCGTGACACTGGTACGTACGGCCGATTTGGTCAGCCGCACATGCGCGACATCTTTCGTGGCTATCGTTAATTCAACTAAGGAGAAGTAAAATGATGAAGAACAAGCAGCGCGGTGCAATCTCTACTGGCCTTCTGGTCGGTCTCCTTGCCCTGGTGTTCGTGATTGGCATTGGAGCGGTGATCTTCGGGTCCTACGTCTCTGCGTACAACTACGGCAACAACATGGAAAACCAGCTCAAGGCCGTTCAGACTGACAACCGAAACATCCTGGCTCAGTACGGTCAGAAGGTCATGGAAGCTGCTCAGGTTCCGACCATGTACGCTGATGATGTGCAGCGTGTGACTGAGGCTGCAATCCAGGGTCGCTACGGCAAGGACGGTTCTCAGGCCATGTTCCAGTGGCTGCAGGAACAGAATCCTACGCTTGACCCGAGCCTCTATGCGAAGATTCAGCAGATCATCGAAGCGGGCCGAAACAACTTCGAGAATGGTCAGCGTCGTCAGATCGACATTCGTCGTCAGTACGAGACCGCTCTCGGCTCCTTCTGGCAGGGCATGTGGCTGAAGTTTGCTGGCTACCCGAAGGTCACACTCTCTGACTTCGACATCGTCTCGACTGGTCGTGCAGACGAAGCCTTCCGCACCAAGAAGGAAGACGGCCCGATTCAGCTGCGCGCTGAAGACAAGACCGAGGAGTAAGCCATGAAGTCGCCGATGATTACAAATGCCGACTACATTCCTGAAGAGGAGAAGGTAAACTACAGTCATCTCAAGGTGATGAAGTCCGCAGCCGGTTATTACATTGGCACCGAACACCGCAGCGTCGAAGATGACTACACGTTTACCGAGCCTGGTTCTCGCGACAGCGAATACTTCGCGACGGCTGCTGAAGCGCAAGACGCACTGAATAACAAGAGCTGGACTCAGCGCTGGACCCCATAAGCTTCAAAAACCGATGGGAGAGCGGCTACTCTCCCAACTTCTAAACACAAAAGGAACATTCACATGTTTGATCTGGTTACGCTCGGCATTACCGCTGGTGCAGTAGTCGTCGTTGTGGGTCTTGCCGTCCTCGTGATGGTCATTCTCCGCCGAGTTGTCGCGACGAATGAAGTGCACATCGTCCAGTCGTCCAAGACTGCTACCTCGTACGGTAAGGATATGGAAGGTGGCAACACCTACTACGCCTGGCCTTCCTGGGTACCTAAGTTGGGTGTCGTTGTCATCAAGCTTCCTGTCTCGGTCTTCTCTTGCGACCTTGATTCCTACGAAGCGTACGACAAGGGCCGCCTGCCTTTCACGCTTGACATCAAGGCGTTCTTCCGCATCGAGAACTCCAACCTCGCCGCACAGCGAGTGTCTTCCTTCAGCGAGCTACTGTCTCAGCTAAAGGCAATTCTGCAGGGTGCAGTTCGTACCATCCTCGCATCTGAAGACATCGAGACAATTCTTTCTGCTCGTGCCGCCTTCGGTGAAAAGTTCACGGCTGAAGTCAACGAACAGCTTAAGGCTTGGGGTGTTACCACCGTCAAGAACCTCGAGCTCATGGACATTCGAGATGCTCAGAAGTCTCTGGTCATCGCGAACATCATGGAAAAGAAGAAGTCTGAAATCGAGAAGGAAAGCCGAATCGAAGTTGCTGCCAACAAGCGAGCGGCCGAGGTTGCTGAAATTGAAGCAGCTCGTGAAGTTGAGCTGAGCAAGCAGCAGGCCACCCAGCAGGTCGGTATCCGCCGCGCCGAAGTTGAGCGTGAAGTTGGTATCGCAAACGAACAGACGACGCAGCAAGTTCAGACCGAAGCCGCAACTACCGCAGCTCGCTCTGCAGAAGTTAAGCGAGTCGAGACGGTTAAGGCAGCTGAAATCAAGCGTGACACCGCCATCGTCAACGCAGAAGAAGTCGCTCGAGTCATGGTCATCAAGTCCGAAGGTGAGCTCAAGTCTACTGAGCTTGAAGCCCAAGGTGTCAAGGCGCAGGGTGAAGCTAAGGCTACGGCTGAGAAGCTGATGCAGCTTGCACCTGTCGAAGCTCAGATCGTTCTCGCTAAGGAAATTGGTGAGAACCAGGGTTACCAGACTTACCTCGTACGTCTCGAAGAGGTCAAGGCTGGCGTTACTGTCGGTGTTGCACAGGCCGATGCGCTCAAGGCTGCTGGCATCAAGGTCATCGCCACTGGCGGTACTGTCAGCGATGGCGTCAACAGCATTGGTGAACTCTTCACCCCTCGTGGTGGCACCAAGATTGGCTCGCTGCTTGAAGGTCTGGCCAACACTGACCAGGGTCGCTCGCTCCTGAACACCCTTGGTGTGAGTCAGCCGAAAGATGCAGTGAAGGCTGCTGCGGTCGTTGAAGAGGTTGCCGCTCCTGTTACCACCAAGGCAAGCGGTCGTACTAAGAACTAAGCAACACGTTTGACGGAAGCCCGCTCCTTATAGATAGGAGCGGGCTTTTCCTTTTCCCAAGGATTACCAAATCCGAGAAGGCCCAGAGTGCTTGGTGACCCAGATGTTAAAACGGTGTTAAAGTCTGCAGGACCTGATGCAGCTCGTACCTGCCCTTGTTAAAACCGTGTTAAATGAATGTTAAAACCGTGTTAAATCTAGCCCATCCAATGCTGCTTTCACACTGAAAATAACTGAAAATAACTGTGTACATCCTGCTGGAGGCATGGTATAATAGCCTTGTAAACAACCACAAAGGATAATCCCCGATGAGTTCTTCGATGTTCATTGCTGGTACCCTCCCCGTCCTTTCTGAACGCCAGCAGCTCCTGCATAAGGCCGCCTGGCGGGTCAAAGATCGTCACGCCAAGCAGCGCAAGCCTTCGACCGTGACCACCACCTACCGCTCCCCCGAGTACCAGATCGAGTACGACGCCAAGCAGGCTCGACTCGCTGCTGAAAAGGCCGAGCGCCGCGCCGCCGGCAACGCCAAGCGTACCGCCACCCTGGCGGCCAAGCGTGAACTCAAGAACAAGAACAAGTAAGGAGCGGACCCTATGCGTCGCAATCGTCTTTCTCGCTACGACCTCTACAGCCGCACCGGCGCCTGGGCCATTCTGCCCGCCACGAAATGTCTCTTCGAAAAGAACAAGGTCACCGTGCAGGAGCTCACCACGGTCTGGGACAGCGGTACGGTCGTCGTATGCCGCAAGGACAATGGCCAGCTCCACTTCATCGCTGGCGCCAGTGGCAGCTACGCTCCCATCGGCACCGTGAAGACCGTTTTCCATGATCAGACTGGCAACGAAATCGGCCAGTGGACTGTCCTCAACGAGCTCAGCTTCAAGCTCGACAAGGATAGCGGCAAGGTCGAGATCACCTACGCTGTTCCGCCTGTCATGGGCGAGAACATGGTCGAAAAGGCCGGCGTCCACGTCTTCAAGTAATTCGAACACAACTTTCCCTTTCTAATTTTGGAGCTTTGCATGAACGAGATGGACCTTCAGACCGCGATTCGCACCCCTGACTTCGTCAACAAATTCCGCTCTGACGAGATCACGGCCCTTCTGACCGGCAAGTTCTCGCCCGGCAAGGTGCCCTACCTGCACACGGTGACCCTGCCCGATGGGTCCAAGATCGTCCTCCGCTTCACCAACACCATTCGCTACATGCTGGACAGCAAGCTCAAGCGCCGCACGGACCGTGAGTCCTACCTGAGCTACATGCAGCTGATCGTCCAGCCTGTCGGCATGAAGGCCTACCACAAGGTCTTCGAACCCAAGCTCATCCTGATCGAAGCTCCGACCGAGAAGGCGGCCGCGAAGCACGCCAAGGCCCTCGCGGACCTGAAGGAGATCGCCGCAACCTACGGCATCAGCCTGGAAAGCCCGAACGACTGGTCCACCGTCTTCGACGAAAACTACAAGAAGTAAATCCCAGGTCGATCAACCCGATTACGACCAGTTTACAATCATGTTCCGGCATGATACAATATTCTCACAGTCGATGAACGGCTGACTAACCAAAATCTTTTAGGAGTTAAGCATGTCCAAAATTCTCATCGTCGCGACTGCAGTCCAGGCCGCAGTACTTTCCGAAGTCCTTCTCGGTGAAATCGCAACCGGCTTCTGGCGCAATGCCCGTCCTGCCGATCATGCCGATTCGTGGAAGGGTGTGAGCATCCAGGTCGGCACTGACCTCGGCGCTTCCGGCTTCGACATCCCGCGCAACTACAACTTCGTCAATCCTGACTTCTTCCGCAAGGCAGAAGACAAGCTGATGACCGCAGCTCGCACTGCGAATCCCGACATCACCGTGAAGCAGCTCAAGAAGCAGCTCATCGCACTCAACCAAATCCTGGGTGCCCGCCTGAAGGAAATCGGTGGCACGGTGACCAAGCTGCCGCGAGGACGCAAGCAGTCCACTGAGACGGTGGCCACGCCGTCCGAACCGAAGGTGTCCAAGCAGAACAAGGCTTCGGTCCGCCGAGTGCCCGCCAACATCCAGGAGCCGGTCGAGCCGGTGGCTGAAACCGCCTAAGGACATCTTCCATGAACGCAGCCATTGCCAAGCTTCATCTCGAAACGTTCGGTCTTCGTGTGGAAATCCTGGTCCTTGAGCTGCGTCTGTGGCTGGTGCAGCTGAAGTAATTCGGCAAATCCCAAGCAAATAGAAAGGGACCCACTGGGTCCCTTTCTTGTATCTCAAACTAGACAGTCGGCTAAATTATTCTGCGGCTAGTCCAGCAACCCAGTCACGTTCAGCGGCGCGAGCACCTGCTGCGCTTCGTGGGTGTGCATCACTTCTTGTCTTGCGAGCAAACTTGTCCATATCAACTGACGCTTTAGCGGATGCAAATGCTTTCTGCTTCTTCAGTTCTTCTTCCTTGCCCTTCAAATCTGTGCGCTTAGCGGCAAGCTTTTTCTTGATCTCTTCTTCGCGCTTCTGTTGTGGCGTCTTCGTTACTGCGTCAGCAACCTTGTTGAAGAACTTTCCAAAAATCTCGTCCAGTTTTTCCTCAGTAAGCTCCTCATCGCGGAGGTTAACGTACTCGTTGAACTGTTTGAAGGTAGGTTTCATTTGTGTTCCCGTGTCAAAGCTTTCCATGTTTTATTTATCAGGTATCGCGCTAAAACGACATTTCTTGATTGTCCGATGCGTAAATACAGAGTCGAAGAATGATACTTCTAAGGGCACAATGACCAACGATTCCGAACTCCGCCGTTCAACCAAAACGATCCTAATGACTTCACCGCTAGAGCTCACGAAGGATCTTCAGAAGGGCGATCAGACGATTTTCAAGCTTGCACAGCAATGGAGCAACCTGAGAAATGCATGTGCTTCTGCTGGTGCAGATGTGGTCGTTGTCCCCGCCGATCTAGATTCGCATTCACAAAGCTTTGTTTCAAAAGCTGGACTGCTAATTCGGGGTAAATTCCTTGCAAGCGTATCCAAGGATGATTCTGATGTGGGGCAATATTCGTTCTTGAAAGCATGGTTAAAGAGTGCGGGCGTTGCAATAGAAGACCAGCAAACATTGCTCGATCGTGAGATTTATCGCTTTGATGGTGAAGCAGATGCGCTCTACGATTCCAAACTAAACATCTTGTGGTACGGTATCGGATTCCACAGCTCCGCAGAATTCCAAGATACGCTCGATGAGTTTATTCCTGGCGCCTTCATTGATGTCATTCACCTGAAGCTTGTCGATCCATTCTATCAAAACCTCGACACTTGCTTCCGCCCACTACAGAATGGTTGGTTGCTTTGGTATCCAGATGCATTTAGCGAAGATTGCCAGGAGTTCATTCGCATCACGTATCGCGGCAACACAATCGATGTAGACTCTCACGAAGCATTCCAAAGCATTGCCTGTAGCAGCCTACCAATTGGCGACTTCATTGTCACGCCATTGATCAGCGAGCGAACCGCAAATGCGCTAATCGACTGCGGCTTGACTCCAATTCAGGTGGACGTTTCTCTGATCGCAAATAAGGGTGGGCTGAAACGGCTGATCCTCGATGTAGTGGAATAAATACTACCGAGTTTACATTTTCCTGTTTACGTGTTACAATTTCATATCGTCGTAATTCGACTAAACTCAATGGATCTTGGACGCGGGTTCGATTCCCGCCAGGTCCACCAAAAGGAAATTCAATGATTGACATGGGCACATGCTGGTTTGACGACAAGATGGTTCCTACCGTCACCTATGACGAAAACGGAAACATGACGTCGTACATCTACTGCCCATACATTCCGAAGGCGATTTTTGAAAAGCCTTTCGATTCAATCCAGTTTCTTTTTGATGGGCCTGCCCAGGCTTCGACAGGGTTGCGGAGAGAATAGGCGCGACGGGACAGCTGACTGCCCTAAGCAGCAGAAAACCTATACCTGCAAACGACAGCGTATATGAGGACCTTCGCCTAGCGGCGTAAACCTCACGAGGCTAACCACCTTGTAACCGAACGGTCGGAGGGAGGGATCGAAAGGTCCCTCCTTTCTTTAGTCTTACATCATCAAGGGCCAATAGTTAAATGTTTCGACAGGAAGTCACCAAGCTAGAACTCGACGTACTATTCGTCTTCTATACTTTTTCAAACCAATTTGGCGTTGTTGATGTTAGCGCAGCACGTGCTTACGCTGCAGAAACGCTGGGTGTTGCTATCCCCGACCAGCCTTTCACCATCATGCAAAAGCACTATGACACACTCATGGACGCTGGAGCAATTCCAGATATTCGGCCAGCACTAACCAAGGCTATTAAGTCCCCACGTACAAATCGAAGACGTGAAGCTCCCCCTCCTAAAAATCAGTGATCGAGCCTATCGTAAATCCCATAACGCAGCAGTTCTATCGGGTGAAAAATGCAACACGTCCAGTTTACACGGCTACAAATCTTGGCAATGTGCTGCTTGTCTTTTTCCGCGGGTTTCAGTACTATGATGGTAATCCGCCCATCAACTCCAGCAACGCATGTTCCAGCAGGAGTGTTCAGTCCTCTTGTAATGCTTAACAACCATTCTGTTCAAATCTCTTATCTTGACATGAGTGACACTACGCTGTCAGCATGGGTCAGAGAAGATCAGCGATCGTGGTTTATTTCAGAATCAACCCTCCCGGCACAGACGACGTTTACCAAATTGCTTGTCGATTGCGCTGAATCTTCCGTCATCATTGAAGAGCAGAGAGTTTTCGGTTTTGCGATGCAGCATATCGCCACGATCAAAGGTTCAGAATACTTCAACGGAAGGGTTCCAATAGTCGCGCAACATCTTTTGGCTTCGACCTGCGGGCTTGAACTACCCGAGGTGCCCGTACAGTCACCCACCGGATCGTCTGCGTAAGTTTACATCACGCGAAGAACGTGATAGGATAAAACATGACAACTTTCCGACATCTGTTTTTGGACCTCGAAGAAACAATCATCACCGCCGTGGTCGATGGTTGGCATACTGCTGAGATTATCAATCTCGACAAGATTCAGCGCATCATCGAGCAGTTCAACCCCGACGCAATCCATATCTTCTCCTTCGCAATTTGGAATGAAAGAGAGCTCACGCTCTTCGACATTCATGTTCGCGAGATGGTTGAGAAAGCGATTGGTCGAAAGATCAATCAGGTCTTCATTGTCGACAATGACGTCACGCCTATCTGCTGTGAAGTGAAGAAGATTCAACCCTCGACGGTTGACTTCGCAGAGCTTTGCGCATTCTGGGGTAAGGGTGAAGCATTCAGATTGGTCATGCGCCACCGCTTCAGCAAGTCGCTAAAAGATTCCGATCATCGAGTAGACGTCTTGCTCGTTGACGATGTAGTATGGGATGAGAGATGGGAATGGCCGGACCTAAAGGTCAGAGGTCAACTCCTCAACATCAAGCTGTTCAAATAATCGCAATAGGAGATTCAAATGGTAGATGCAGTAAAAGCGTTCAAGCTTACCACGGGTGAAGAAGTCGTCGCCGCGTTGGTAGATACAAAGTTTGATGAAATCGTTGCTCGCGACAATGGTCTTACAAGCTATACGGCGGGCAAGCCTACTTCGTACACGCTTCGTCGTCCGAATGTTCTTCGCTTCCAGCCAGTAGCGCCTGGTCAAGTTGGTCTGGCATTCGTGCCGTGGACTCTGTCTAACCCGGAGATTGAGACGGTGGAGATTCCTGCTGAGTTCGTCATCAGCATCTTCGATCCTTCAGAACAGGTTACGACTCAGTACCTGTCTCAGACGAGCGGAATCGAGCTCATCCAGCGTTAACAGAACTAATCAGAGGGGAACGGAAGCCCCTCGGTTAAGCACCGAAAAGAACAGTTTACTTTCACACTGATCCATGCTAGAATATAAATAACTTCAGAACAGCTAGGAAACGAACCTAGCCTGTCTAATCACCTAACCTACTGGGAGCCAGTATGGACACGAACGTAACAAAGGACCTCACGGTCTTCATCGGCAGATTCTCGCCATTCCATCTCGGACATGCAGAAGTTCTGAAGCGTGCGCTGCACTCTTCGAAGGCTGTCCTCATCCTGATTGGTTCGGCTGGTCAGGCTCGCACCACCAAGAACCCCTTCACGTACGATGAACGCGCGAACCTCGTTCGCAACTTCGTCATCGAGTACGCCGCAAGCCAGGGTCTCCGTTACAACCTCGCGATCGAACCCCTTCACGACCAGCCTTACAACGAGGCCGCATGGATTCGTGAAGTCCAGGATGCAGTCGATCGCACGAAGCTCGCCATGGTCGATCGCATCGGCCTCAATCCTACCGTGTATCTGACCGGTTCGAATCGCGACCACTCGACCTACTACCTGAATACCTTCGGCACCTTCTTCAAGATGGACCTCATCACGAACAAGGAAGCGCTCAACATGAGTGCCACGAAGGTTCGCGACATCTACTTCGGCGAGGAGCGCATCCCGCAGGCAGACCTTCTGCCGGGCGTCACCATCGAATTCCTCACGGACTTCATGGACACTGCCGAGTATGGCGATCTCTGCAATGAATACGACTTCATTGCTTCGTACAAAGAAGCCTGGAAGGTCGCTCCGCATCCCGTGACCTTCAACACGGTCGATGCTTGCGTCATCCAGTCTGGTCATGTGCTGGTGGTGGTTCGCGACAACTTCCCTGGTCGCGGTCTGTGGGCTCTTCCTGGTGGCTTTCTGGAGCAGAATGAACGTCTCGTTGACGGTGCTGTTCGTGAGCTCATCGAGGAAACCCAAATCGAGCTGTCGAAGGCTCAGCTTTATGGCTCGATCAAGAGCAAGGAAATCTTCGACAACCCAGATCGCAGCCTTCGTGGTCGCACTCTCACTACCGGCTTCCTCCTCCGCCTCGACGACACGAAGCCGCTGCCGAAGACCAAGCCGCAAAAGGGTGAAGTCCAGAAGGTCATGTGGCTGCCGATCAACGAAGCACTCAACAGAACCGAAAAGTGGTTCGAAGATCACCACTCGATTCTGAGCACCCTGTACGCCCGTCTTTAAATCGCAACACATCTAGGAATCGATCCTAGGTCAACTTCACTTGATAAGGAGCTTATCATGAACAGCAACAACCTCAACGTTCTCAGCTACAATCCCATCCTCGCCGTTGACAGCTACAAGCTCTCGCATGCCTTCGCATATCCGAAGAAGGTCACCGGCATGTTCTCGTACATCGAAGCACGCACCAAGGGCAACGACATCATCGTTCCCTTCGGCATGCAGATGTTCCTCCGCAAGTTCCTGACCATCCAGGTCACGACTGCCCACATCGACGAAGCTGAAACCTTCGCTGCTCTCCATGGCGAACCGTTCGATCGCAGCAAGTGGGAGTACATCGTCGAGAAGTACAACGGCTATCTGCCCCTTAAGATTCGGGCAGTGCGTGAAGGTACTCCGGTACGCAGTGGCAACGCCATCGTCACCATCGAGTGCGATGACAACGAAGTCTTCTGGCTGACGAGCTACATCGAGACGGCCCTTCTCCGCGGTATCTGGTATCCCACCACCATCGCCTCGATGGACTACCTGATCAAGCGCGACCTCAAGGACATCTACGACCGCACTGGCGCAGACCTCAACATGCTGCCCTTTGCACTGCACGACTTCGGCGGCCGCGGTGTCACGAGCAGCGAGCAGGCTGAAATCGGTGGTGCTGCCCACCTGGTCAACTTCATGGGTTCGGATACCATCGAAGGTGTCCGCGCTGCAAACTTCTACTACAGCGAAACGATGGCGGCCTTCTCGGTGCCGGCTACCGAGCACAGCGTCGAATGCTCGTTCGGTGCCAGCCCGGCTGAAGAGATCGAATACATCCGCCACGTCATCAAGAACCTTGGTCGCAAGGGCGGCATCGTCTCGATCGTCATCGATGGCTACGATGTCTACCGCGCAGCTACCGCAATCTGCACCACGCTCCGCGATGAAGTCATCGAAAGCGGCGTGAAGCTGGTTTTCCGCCCTGACAGCGGCGACATGATGGAGACCGTCATCCGCATCCTCGAGATGCAGGCTGCAACTTTCGGTACCACTGTCAACGCCATGGGCTTCAAGAAGGTCAACTACGTTGGCATCCTCCAGGGCGATGGCGTCGATCATGACGCAATTCGCAAGCTCCTGAACAAGATCGCTGACATGGGATATGCCGCAGACAACGTCGTGTTTGGTAGTGGCGGTGCTCTGCTCCAGAAGGTGAATCGCGACACCTACAAGTTCGCGCAGAAGGCCAGTGCTATTCGAGTGAAGGAAGGAGATGAAGAGCGCTGGATTGGCATCTCGAAGGATCCGATTACCGATCCTGGCAAGAAGTCGAAGGAAGGTCGCATGACCCTGGTACGCAGCCGCATGACTGGTGAAGTTCTTACTCTCACTGGCAATGGCGAACTGAATGCCGAGTTCGAAGACCTGATGGTAACGGTCTACGACAAGGGCGTCCTGTATAACCCGACCACCCTCGCTGAAGTCCGCGCACGCTGTGCAGTTTAACTAACGAGGCTGGCAGGGTATAATATTCTGTCAGCCTTACAACCCTTTCACAGGAGAGACAAAATGAAAAGTTCAAGCATGTCAGTAGATAAGTTGATGGGCCGAATGTTCCGCAAGGTGGACTCGGTGGTTTGGGACCTGATGTCCGGCAAGCTCGGCGTCCGTACCCGCGAAGGCGAAATCGCCACGATCGAAGGTGAAGGCGACGACGCAACCATCGTGATCAACCCGTTCGAAGACTTCGGTGTTGCTCTGCCGGCCTTCGCACAGGCCACCCCCGCCGATGCCGTCAAGGTCGGTGATCTGATCTACACGAGCGGCGACGCTCCTGGCTGGATCGTTCAGATCAAGAACTCGGCATCCGACAAGAAGACCTTCCGCATCATGCGCGCTGGTGGCAACGTCAGCAGCTGGGTACCGCCGAAGGTGCAGATGTTCGGCCTGGATGGTGGTGTACTCGTGGTTCGCAGCCTGGTCACCATGCTGCCGGGTGGCACTGACGGCCTCGCAGGCTTCCAGAGCATGATGCTGCCGATGCTCATGATGGGCGGCGACAGCCTCGACATGGAAAAGATGATGCCTCTGATGCTCATGAGCCAGATGGGTGGAGTCGGTGGTGGTACTGCCGGTGCCAATCCGATGGGCGGCATGATGCAGATGATGATGATGTCGAAGATGCTCGGTGGCGACGGTGGCGGTCTCTTCGGTGGCGGCAGCTCCAGCAGCAAGCTCGGCCCCTTCCGCACTTAATCAAGGAGAACGACCATGGGTTACTCACGTTTCAGTTCCTCAGACTACTCGAGTTATTCGGACACGCACAAGCTGAAGTCCGCTCGCCGAGAAGAAGTCTTCACGAGCCGCGGTATTCCCGCGGCTCTGGACCCCAGCAAGATCGTCATCCGTGAATCGCGCGACTCGGACATCAATCCGAAGTCGACGCCGATTATCATCGGTCTCGATGTCACCGGCTCCATGGGCTTCGTTGCTGAAGCCATCGCCAAGGAGCAGCTGCCTGCGCTGATGGGCTCAATTTACGAAGAGCTCCCTGTCACTGACCCGCATGTCATGTTCATGGGCATCGGCGATGTCTACAGCGACTCGGCTCCCCTGCAGGCTTCGCAGTTCGAAGCTGGTGCCATTCCACTGATCGAGCAGCTTCGCTCGATGTGGCTCGAAGGTGGTGGCGGTGGTAACAACACCGAGTCCTACAACCTTCCGTGGTACTTCGCTGCTCACAAGACGTCGACCGACTCCTTCGAGAAGCGCGGTAAGAAGGGTTACCTCTTCACCATCGGCGACGAAATGCCGCCGGAAGACCTGGACGAGAGCGGCCTTCGCAAGACCTTCGGCCGAGGTCAGCATGTTTCCGCTGGCTCTACGCATGAGCTGCTCGCCGAAGCCCAGAAGAAGTTCAGCGTGTTCCACATCATCGCTGAAGAAGGCAACTACTGCCGCAGCCGTCTGAACCCGGTGCGTGCACAGTGGTCTGAACTCCTGGGCGCCAACGCGATCTTCATGCGCAATCACCGTCACCTGTCGGCCATCGTCACTGCCACACTGAAGATTGCCAACGGTGCTGACATCAACGAAGTGATCGCTGAGTCGGATATTCCGAAGGAACTGGAATACGCTTTCAGCAATGCGCTGCAGGTAGCCTGAAGTAAAAGTTTGAGCAGCTCCCCAGCTGGCTCAACTCGATGAGAGGAATAGGTAGATGAACAAGATCGCTTACGCAGTAATTGGTGCAGGCTACGGTGACGAGGGCAAAGGTCTCATGACTGATTACCTTGTTCGCAAGTTCACCACAGACAGGCCACCGGTAAATGTCCGGTTTAACGGTGGTGGTCAGGCCGGTCATACCGTAGTAAGCGAACAGGGACGACACGTTTTCAGTCACGTGGGAGCCGGCAGTTTTGCTGGAGCGTCTACCTACCTCTCTTCGAATTTCATTGTCAACCCGCTCATCATGAAGCGGGAACTCGGTGAACTGTCCAAGATGAACATCTTTCCTCGGACTGAGGTTCATCCTTCGTGTGCGGTCACCACACTTTTCGATATCGTACTCAACGCACTTCGTGAACTCTCACGCGGAAATAACCGCCACGGTTCCTGCGGCGTCGGTATCAATGAGACGGTTACCCGCGGTTGCGCTGGTTATCGGATCAACGTCGAAGACATCTACTCGCCTGGCTTCGAACAGCAGATGCGGGATGTTCTCACCAACTGGTGGACTCCTCGCTACGACGAGCTAAAGGACGGTCTTGCGAATGCCGATCAGTCGAAGGTCGAATCGCTAATGACTCTGTGGAACCTGGATGTCGCCATCAAGAGCCTCCAGGACAATGCGTCTTGCTTGCTCGGACAGAGGCACGCCCCTGGTAACTATGGTCGTCACGACGCATTCATCTTTGAAGGCGCGCAAGGTCTCGAGCTCGACGAATTCATGGGCGCATTCCCGCATGTCACTCGTTCGCAGACTGGTTTGCAGGGCGCACTCATTGCTGCTGCAAATCTCGGCGTGACTGAGATTACTCCTGTCTACGTGACTCGCGCATACAAGACCCGCCACGGTGCCGGTCCTCTGCCTCATGAAGGTATGAAGTTCAGCAAGAACACAATCGTCGACAAGACGAATGTCAAGGGTGATTGGCAGGGTGAATTCCGTTACGCACCGCTCGACATCTTCAAGCTACACAGCATCATCAACACCGACATGCAGCTCAGCATTGACCTCGCTGAAAAGCTGCGCATCAAGATCAACCAGCCTGAGATCGCGCTGACATGTCTCGATCAGATTGGTGATGAAGTCGTCATCTGTCACAGCGACATGTACTACAGCTGTGAGACTGAGACTGTCACGCATGAACAGCTGATTGACCTTCTCAACCGAATTGGTCGAGTTCGGTATCTCAGTTACGGCGAGTCTGCTAGCGACATCAAGGAAATTTGACCAACGATCAGTTTACTTCCGGTTAGAAACAGGTTATAATGTTCTTACGCTGCCCTGACTAGGAGTTTTGAAATGTCTGAAGTAAAGCCGCTGAGTCCTGAAGAGGCACAGGCTAACAAAATCACTCTCATACCAAATGAGGTTGTCGCGGCAGTAAATATCTTGCTTGCCGCCAGGTTCGATTCAAGCATCAACATCAAGTGCTCTGAAATTATCGAGCTTGCGCAGCAGCTGTTCGTGAAGAACGGAAGCGATGCTCCATCCTACAATCATTTCTACGAAAAGAAGTGGCTTGACATTGAGCCCATGTTTCGAAAGGCCGGTTGGAAGGTTACCTTCGACAAGCCGGGCTACAACGAAAGCTACGAATCCAATTTTACCTTCAAGCCGGGCGATAAATGAAAGACGATCTACCACCACTTGAGTTCACCCCATCTTCTGAAGGTGAGGGTGAACGGCCAAAGTCGTACACCGTCGTTCATCGGCCGGGTCAGTGCGCTCAGGTAATTCCACTCGCGCCGCAGAAATCGCTGGCTGAGCATGAGGAGATTCTCAAAGAGAAATTCCCACGCATTCAATACCAGATTCGATCGATGTGGGGTACGCAAGAAGCCCATGATCGAATGGCTCACTTGCTTTGGAGCGATACTCAGGGTCGAGAAGGTTTTCCTTCTGAAGTTATTCTCGCTCTGATGACCATGTTCATGGAGCACGGAGAAGTTTTCAAGCTCCGTCCCACGGTTCACCCGAAGGGTAAAACGACTAAGCCGGACGTGTGGTAATCTACTGTTTACATCTGACTCAGAACAGTGTATAATGACTCATCAGCTGGACAAACGAGGAATCTTCAGAAAGTCACTCGGAGCATCAAGGAAATCTACTGTTTACTTTGATAGCTCTCTGTGTTAAAATACTCTTCTGATCAAGAATCTTCCCAAATCCATAAATAAAACGAACAAAACGTTCAACCTTTTCGGAGCGGTAAAGTGCAAACATCGTACTCTACATTGACAGTC